CAAATACAAACGTGTCAGACTTGATAAATTTCCCAGTGCTGCCGGAATTGATCCGCTTAAAGCCGAGCTATTAAAAATAAATTGTGTAATTGTTGTCCAATCATCACAGTGTACCAAGTGTTCCCGTGTTTTATCTGTCCTAAAGTTTTGTGTCCCAGGGTCAGCCCCAGAGTCAATGTGCCCGTCCGCCCATTCCCACAAAATTTCAGGCGATCCTGTGGCAACGAAACTCACATCTACCTCCGCCTCATCTGACTGAAACAGAATCGAATCGGCATATAATGTCGGATTTTTAGAGATCACAAGCTTTTCTAAACTCTGGCCTGTAGTAAGATTCACCGTAATGATGTTATTTGCCCAGGTGATGATCGAACTATCCTCAACGGCTTTGCCTTGTTCTCCTGAAATCCCAGTTCCTTCGACGGTAGCGAGATAACCATTTTCAAGTAACACTCCAAGGTTGACCCCGCGATACTTCAACACAGCATTCGAGAGACAATCCAAACTTTTCACGGCTGCTGTTTCGGTCGGTTGGACAGAGCCAGATTCCACATACCATTTCCCAACATACTCACCTGCCGTATATGTCCGAAAATCAGCAGGAATATTCTGCAATTGCTCATTGAAAATTAAATCAGAGGACCGTCTATTAAGAACAATAGGCGTATGAATTGCGGTGCGTTTTCGGAATTCCTGCCAGGCTTCCTCACGCTCAGAATCAGATAAAAGAGCATCATAGCCTTTTACACAGGCTACCCAACATGCTGCTGTAGGGTCAATTTCACAATCTGTTGAAAAGCTTATCCCTGCACTAAATTCGGCAATAATACATTGCCATTGTGAAAACACCACTGCATCCGTATCCTCGTTATTCACATAACATTCTGTGAGCCCTGACCCACTGACATCCCCTGCGCTAAGGGATAAAATAGCCACCCCATCGTCTAAAAGCAATGGTGTATTTGTTGTGGAGACAATATAAAGCACAATAGTTTTTAGCCCAGACAAGACTCCAAAAGCATTAAGTTCAGCCCCGATAGGAAAGTACGCCGCCATCCCTTTAACGGTTTGTCTCCCTAAAACATCCGTGTTAGTCGGCAATGTCCCACTCACCTGATCACGAAACGATCCTAACTGTGGGTCAAAATTAAAGACTAGGCTCATAAGAGTCCTCGGCTTGGAATTCCCGTAGTAGTGATAAATAAAAAACTGCCATACAAATATGATATATAGACACACAGATATGTCAAGTTTGCTTACTACTAGAGTTGACATGCATGATTTCATATAGTATAGTCATGTTGCAGAACATACAGGCTTACAGCAGCAAATTTAACAAATAGGAGACATAACATGAAAGCATACATCTATATCCTGCCACATATGCAGTTTTATGCAGGCACTTACAGTTTTGACGATAATGGAAAACACATATCCCTTAATCTGGTATCGCATGTCGGCCAAAATGATGCCCCAGATACGCCAATTTCGTATATTAAACCGTGTCCCAAACGAATATCAGATCGTACAAAACGGCAGTTTACACTCCGCACTCCAAACTTGAAATCGTTGAGTGCTGATGAGGCCATTAGGCTGCTTTTGTCACGCGGCAGAACGCTTGAAGAAGTCGAAGCGCACGAGGAAAAATATGGCTATGAGGTTATGCGTAAAAAAGACATTGGCGCCTATAAAGAAAAACATGCGCCGCGTATATTGGACGTTAAAGAAGCAGAGCCAGAATATACACCAAAGTCGGCATCCACACAACGACGCAAAAAGCCTATTGCACGCAAAAACAGTAAATAAAGATTAGGAGCTATATGGACACGAAACGCCACACATATAATCAGGCACGCACCTTGTCTTTTGCGCCATCTGGTATTCCAGATCATCGAGTCTCTGATATTCCTGAGTTTACTGAAACTCATGTTTCTTGGCCTACAATAAAAAGGCTTCTTCCGATAATTCGAGCGCTTAGTGAACTGCATAGTGACTTTGCAACTGTAAAGTCAAACATCATACGGTTGTGTAATACAGGGCATACATTTTCACTTGTATGCCCAACAAAAGATGACCTAAGAATGGCAGAAGAATCTCTCAACGAATTCACTGTTGATGTGCGAGCTCGAACTGGCGGTATAAACGGCGTCATTAATCAGCTTCTTTCGCAACTTGCTACAGACGGCGCAGTGTCGGCTGAGGCTGAGGCAGAATTTGAGACACTTCCTGGATTTGATGGGCCATTTCCAACACGCATTGCCGGAATTCATCAGGTCGATGTAAGAAGCCTTGAATTGCAATACTCTAAAAAATACTTTGGGTATCTTCCGTTCCAGAAGCAAAAAGGTGTCCGTGATCCTGTCATGTTGCCTGATAAAATGTATCATCTACAGGTTTTTAAGCCGTTGCCTGATCCGAATCCTCCGTATCCTGTGCCGCCAATGATCGCAGGACTATCAGAGGCACGACGCCAAAAGAACATGCTTCATAGTATTGATAGAGCTATGGAAAAAATTGGATTACTTGGCATTATGGATGCCACTATTGAGACTCCAGAACAAGGTGAGAATGAAGAGGACACAGATTACACTACCAGACTTAGAAGCATTCTTTCAAGTGTCGTAACCATGCTCGGAAAAAGTCTTTCTCAGGGCATTTACGCGCATTATGGGCAACTTGATTTTAAATTTACAAATTTTGGAGCTGAGTTCTCTAAAACACTCCCGTTGCTCGAACACGAACGCCAACGTATGGCGCAGTCTTTACAAAACGACTGGGCCTCAACCAGAGAGCAAAGCACATTCCTATCAATTGTCTATGAAAAGATTCTCAATGAGATGGTACATTATCAGCACCTCGTAACCGGACCTATCGAACAATGGACACGGCTGCACCTTGCACTGCAGGGTCTTGTTAGAGGGTTTACTGTGCTGACAACATCTTTGTCGCTCGATCAAGACTCAGTGCGCTATTGGGAGAATGAGCTTGTAAAAGGAGAAGTCGCCAAAAATCTTGTTGAATTAGGAGTGGATCCGTCTGAAGCTTTGCGTTACATTAATGTAAATGTTGGCATGGGTGCTGACAATCAGCACGAACCAGACAATGGCGGAACACAGGAAAAAGTAAAAGACGCAGTTATGTCGTCATTGCGTCCATATAGCACGATTTACAACAGACTGCACCAGGGCATTTTTAGGTTTTCTCTACACAACAAGCACGGACGACACTACACTCTCGAAAAAATTCACAATTTCGCCATATCTGATGTATGAGACGAGATGCGTTTAACCATGAGATCGTAATGCTCCCAACGGAGCCGGTTTGGGACATTACGGTTATTGCAAAACAGATATTTGACATTACACAAATCACGCTATGCCCATATCATCAGCCATCGGATGACAGCAAAACGCATTTTGCACATTTTTTTATAGATGACAAACATTTTTCCGGGATGTGGGCTGATCCGATTAACGCACTGACAAGGATCAGACGATTTAAAGGGGCGCTGAGTCCGGATTTTTCAACGCCGTGGGATTGGCCGTTAGTGGATCAGTTGTTTAATGTCCGCAGAAACAGGTTTTTCGGAGCATTTTGGCAATTCCATGAAATTCCCGTAATTCCGACAGTGTCCTGGGCAATGAACGTAGTTATGATTTTTGCTTTCTTGGAATTGAGGTAGGATCAACTGTTGCAATTTCGTCACTTGGTGTGGGCAAAAATGCGTGTTTCATGCAGTTGTTTTTGCAAGGGTTTTATGAAATGCTTCATAGGATCCGCCCTGACGCTGTCTTGTATTATGGTCCTCAAGTCAAAGGACTGGAAAAGACAACATGCCCGATAGTCTTTTCCAAGACCTTTAATCAAAAATGGCAATCCGCGCACATAGAAAACGAGGTGCAGCAACCAGAAGAGAATCGCTTTCTTCAGGCATCCGTGGCATAACAACGGCTGCTGTGGAGACAGGAGTCGCCATTGCTGTCTCTGCCTTCCCACACGTCATGAAACAGGGGAGTCTGTACTATGCTACGAACAGAACTGGCGCAATTATACTCAATGCAAACACGCCGATCGGAGAGCAATCAATCTGTGAACTCAGTCAAGCTCCGTGTGTTATAGGGGGACTGGATCGTCATTATCATCTACTCACAACACACCAAGCACTTTCAAAGGTTGCACGTGTTGTGTCGCTGTACGAGCAACCAATTGAATTTCAGCATGTAACCTATACCGGCATTGCCAGATTTTCTATTCCATACACACGCGAAATAAAAAAATTCACAGACAACGGCAACATAAAAACCATGTCATTACTAAATCGTTGTCAATATCCAAAAGATCATGCTGCACGATTTCAGCAAAGTTCAGGACTTGTTGCTGAACAGCTACATGGTAAGAGTCACTTCATGCCGTGGGGCGTTATGCACACACTTTAATATGGGCATTGTCTCAGAATATACAAAACAGCGCGTAGCTGAACTTTCCAGAAAGAAGAGCAGAGGTTTCAAAGATGTTCAGTCGCTTATTGCCGCACGAAAACAACAGCAAGCAGAGCGACTAGGAAAACTTGGTGCGCGGTTTCTCGATAGCATTATGCCGCGCACGACGCTTGAAGGATGGGGATATTCTGTTGACAAAAAAACATTCAGAGTGATATGGCAGCATACACGCTGGAATGAGCCAGTCACACAGGATCAAAAACAGAAGAAAAATGCACTGACCGGGGATCTGGTGCGTGTTCAAGACGTGATCCATTTTCTTGATGTCGGTACTGACGGTCATGAGCCTCTTAAGTCTGACTTTATGGAGTTTGTAGGGAAATATGAAAAAGAAGGCACTGGGAATACAATCACGAAGAAAGGGAAACTCGTGTGGAGAACACGGTTCGTGCGCGGTATTACCGCACATAACTTTTTCAAACGACTCAGTGCTTACTTGCGTCATCGTGGCGATTACAAGGTTGATTTTCAATCGCCGGTTAATGCTGAGTTAGAAAGTTTGATTTCTGGCAGAAGAAGACGGGGGTATACAAAATAATGGCAGCATCAGGAAGCGCAGACGTTCTCAAATTAACAGCCGTCGATGAAAAACAACTTGTCCGGGCATTTAATCAAATCACCGAGACAATGATGAAAATGCTCAAGCTACAAGAGAAGCTTGGGAGTGATTTTACTGGAATTAGCGGCGAAGCCAAAAAACTGACGGCTGCAATAGCTGGCCTAAATACCACACTTGGGCCATCGAGCGGAACTGCAAAGATTGTCAACAATCTCAAAGCCAGCATTTCACAAGTCGGAAGCCATTTTAAACAAGAGATTAACGCAGCGGTCCTGGAAGTCAATACAAACCTCCAAAAAACACAAAAACTCGTTGATAGCATTACGGCAAAAACAGGAGGCACACTTCCCACACCTTCACGCACCGGCAAGACAGCCGGGTTTACTGCTCCAGAGCGGCCAATAAAAATTGACGAAAGCACTTATGACCCTAGTGGAAGTCTGTTTGGGTCGCCAATCAGTAAATCAAGCAAAACCCCAAGCGGCGCATTAGCAGGCTCAATAGATAGTACAGCCGGTGTATCAAGAACCCAAACCGCTGCCGCAACAACATATACAAAAGTCAAAAAAGAAATTGTTGCTGCAACTGCCGCCAGCGGTGAACTCGCCAGAACTACCAGGGAGGTCTATAAAGAGGGTGTCGGCATTGTCAAAGTAACCGTCCAGGAAGTTGAAAACCTCAAGGCGATTAACAAGCAAGCGACTCGATGGCAGCGTACTAAAAGTTGGTTACACAACAAAATTAAAGCCATGTCTCATAGCACAACCCGGCTTGTTGGAGTGTGGAATACCTGGAACAAGGGTTTAATTTTTGCTGCACGTGTATTTCGACCGATCACCGAGTACATGGGGAAAATCCTTAATGTTGGTGGCGATTTCCAACAGGCCACGATGGAAATTAAGGAAATGCTTTTGGTGACGGCGACCGCTTCACAAGAAGCACAAACCTCAATTTCTTCTGTTATCGGAGAGGTAAAACGACAAGGCTCTATTACTGAGCACACATATCGGCAGATGGCAGAAGGCACACAGTCATACATCCAAATGGGATTTGATGCAGCAAAAATCACACAATCCCTCGGACAGATGGCTGACTTTGCAACATCCAGGCACTTAGAACTTAAAAAGGCCATCGACATTTCAGCCAATACAATGCGGCAGTTTGGCCTCGACACAAAAAACGCTGAACAATATTCACGCAACCTCATAAAGGTCCATGACGTTTTAAACCAAGCCCACCTGACAAGCGCCGCTTCCGTAACGGACATGGCGCAAGCTCTCAAATTCGTTGGGCCGGTTGCCAAAGAAGCCGGTTTTGATCTTGCGGATGTTGCTGCACACCTCGGAATTCTCGCAAACCAAAATATTCGCGCCGGACAAGCCGGTCGAATGTTGCGTTCTATTTACGCCCGGTTAAGTGCCGGTATCGGAAGTGTCAAAACCGGAATCCAGGAACTCAACCGTTACACAGGAACACATATTTCACTGACACGCAAGGAAACTGATGCATATGGGCGGACCATGACCTATCAGCGATCCGCAAAAGAATTGCTGGCTGATATTTCCGACGCATATAATCGTCTGTCAGCATCAGAGAAAAATAGGATTTCCAATAGTCTCGCCGGACTTCGCGCCATGACATCCATGAATGTCTTGATGACAGCGGGCGCAAAAAGAGCCGATGAAATGGCAGACAGTTACAGAAATGTTGAAGGAGTTACGGCGTCATTGACAGAACGGATTAGATCCACCTACAAAAACACCGTACAAATTGTTGCATCCGCCGCAGAAGCTATCCAAATCGCATTGTTTGACTTTATGGTTGAACCGATGACGCAGATCCGCAAAGAAACACATGGCGTGCTTATTGCCATTGGAGAGGGTCTGACAACAATGCGTGAGCAAATTGAGAAAAACGGCTTTAACCGCGAAACACTCCGCACTGGATTCCGTGATATTGTGCAGGCCGTTGGTCCTGAACTTTCAGAACTTATCGGAACAATTAAGGCCGCAGTATCGGATGCTGCAACATTTATCGGAGAGGCGATCACGGCAATCTTTGTAGAGCGTTTTACAGACACAGGCAATATGTACCTTCCTGGTATGCTGGCTGATTTACTTGGCATTGACGATCTAGGGGAAACGCTTCATTCAAAGTTAGTAAAAATTGCTGTTCCACTAGGGTATGAGTTTGGAAAAACGTTTATGCATGGCGTAGTAAACGTACTGTCAATTGGACTGCCGGCCGCACTTGGCGAGCTTGCAAAAGTACAGGGGCAAGAGCGTTCAGCAATATCGAGAGACGTTTATCAGGAGCGAATCCAACCAACGATCACAACTCCATTCAGGGCATTTTTTGACGATTCTTTTAGAAAAACCAGGGCTGATCAACTTACAAATGCACGTGAAGAGTTTATGAGACGTTCTCCAGAAGCACTGCGGGCACAAATTGCAGGAACAGGACCATTTACAGAAGAACTGCCTAAGTGGTCACGGAAAATTGCAGAAGATGTGCTTGCCAGCCTTGAAGGTGCTAAAAGCGGAAAGCCACTCATTGCAGAGATTAAACCAGAGGACATTGCATCACTCGCTGACGCTATGGTTGCACAGTCAGCGTTAACCGTTAGACAGCTTGGAACACTTCAGGGCGTTGATGAGACATTGTTACGTGAAGCTATAAATATAGTACGTGAACGACAAGGCGTCTCTACTGCAGCACCGGGGGCAGGGCCTAGTACAGGCGCAATTCTCATGGGTGGGCTTACCGCTGCTTATAAATCAGCAAAAGCCCATCTTGAAGGAGCCGCCCAGGAAGTTGGAAAGGGATTTGTTGAATCTGCACAACGAGAAGGCTCACTAAAAGCCCTTGGGAATATTATTGCTGAGCCAATCAGGGCCATTGAAGAAGCTCATATTGCTGCTGTAAAAGCTCAACAAGATCGTATTAAAGCGCAGCGCGTTCTTGAGATTGAAGGCGCCGTTGAAACCAATGAGCGTGCGCTGGAATGGCTCAAAACCGTGCAAGGAGTCGATAAGGCGACAAAAGAGGTTAGAGATACTACATTTGAAATTGCCAACATGGAACTCAAATCAGCCTTGCAAATTGCACAAGTCGGCACTGAAATGAAGAAGTGGTTGCTTGAGCCGGTCAACGAGTATCTTCAAAAAATCGCTCAAATACGTGATACGACATCAAGTGCAATTCTTTCAATCCGGCAGGGTCAAATCAAAACAGAACAGGAGTTCCTGGGTCTCTCCGATGAAGAGGTTAATAAACGACAGAAAGATGTCTTGAGTGATCGCATGCGTGAACTAGGGCGAGTGCTCGACCTCACACAGACCTCTTCGGAACGCGCATCAGTCCTTGAAAAACAAGCCGCTGTAATCAAAGATATGGCCTCATTAACCACATCAAAAGCAGAACAGGAAGCACTAATTCAGGGGCAATACATCCCCGCCATTGATCGTGCGGCAAGTGAGCGGCAGCGCAGTGGCGTAATTGAGGAAAAACGGGTAAAACTCCAGCGCGACCTCGATGAATCGACCTACTGGAATTTAAAATCACAATTATCTGCTGCTGAAACAGGGCAAGAACGACAGCCAATCTTACAAGAAATGTTGGCTATTGCAAAACGAGGCGGTGACGAGCGTGTTCTTGAATCACTTAAGTTGGAATCACAGCTTGGTGAAGCGACCCGCGAAGCCACCCGCGAACAAATTGCCGTCCAGCAAAAGCAATTAAGCATCCTGGAACTCATTGAGAAAAACACCAGACTGAACGCAGAAAAAGCCGGACTTGAGGGCAGCAGATCCACAGAAGAACTTGCTATGATTGGTGTCACAGATACAGGCGGACCTGTCAACAATCTCTCCCGATTAGGGCCAGTTGAACGCACCATCAGAGAAGACGGGATTCCGCTTTTTACTAACATTGTCGGACGGGCAAGCGAGTTTACCATTGGCTATGGAGAAAATGGCGTTCCGCTGCTCAGTAACGTACAGGAGTGAGATAATGGAGATTGTGTACCCCAAAGTTATAGAAGACTCGGATGTACATCTTATTCATGCTGTCATTAACAGGCACGTCCCTATCGGAAAAAAACGGCTGCTTTGGGAGATCAAGTACCCACTTGGAAAAATTGATCTATCGCACGACACGCACTCAAATTTCGAGATTACTTTATCCACAGTCGCCTATGTCCCGCCAGGACATACCGAGGAATACGGCGAAAAGATCGTCTCACAGTTTGTATTCCAATCCTTTCACGCGCTCTTACTTGGCAAAAAGAACATCGGAGGAATCTTATCACGACCATTACTTCAAATAGAATACAATAGACAGGTATTACTCTCAACACGACCATCAGGCAAAAAGTTTGACGAAGCGTTCAAACAGATTACGGCCAGCATCTTACAAGAATACCGTGATGGTGGATCGCAACTCAAAAAAGCCCATGTGCATGTTAGTGTCAGCAGTCAAGAATTGGCTCAGCGAAACCTCTGGGAAGCCGCAAAACGAAGACCATCAGAACCACACGGTCCAGCCATTTCAGAAGCACAACAGCAACGATTTTTGCGGGAGGCACGTGCATAAATGAAAGATCTCGCTCATCTCTCACACATCCGCAAGCATCTTGGAGCGCATGCCGCGATCACTGATAGAAACGAAGTGGTTGAAGTGAACACCGACACGATTAAAACAGGAATTAATGATGGTAAAGGCCATGTGTACGCCCCAGAAATTAAGACCGGAACCAGACTATTGCCAATTATGCCACAAAAAAACATTCAGCTACAGGCAGCACAACATAAAGTGGTAACTCCAGCGATACCGTCACAAGGCGAGCCTTATCTATTTCCACAAACATTTGACTTGTATGGATTCTACCAACACATTGACCACCCGAACCCGCAAATTGTCGGGGCACAAGAATTCTCTCAATCAACGACTATGAATAGTTACAATCATTGGGGAATGACCTATAATAGAGAGATGCAATATCTAGATCCAACCGGAAATTCAAATGTGTGGGGCATTACAAATTCAGACTATCAACAATGGATTTTAGATGAATGGCCTTCAGCCGTACTGACCATCATTGCCACAATGGTCAACGTTTCCTATAGTGTGCAAACAGACTGGCAAAGCTATGTCAACACAAAGCTTGCCGCATATCCAGCCTATATCTCGGATGTCTATGACGCAGGTTTTAGATATGTTAATTTAGGAGGGCCATCAACAATCAGGCTTGAGTTCCTAAATATGGTCCCAGAGGGGATGATTAGATCCTATATGACTGGTTGGTCACTTTTGGATCTTTTATCTGCTGGTGATGCGGCAGACCTGCTTGACAAGATCGAAGAATATTGGGAGTCTATAAATCCACCCTCAACATATCCACTTTCACACGGAGAATATAAATACTATGAGGATGTTCCGGACATGTCGGGTTGGAAATACTCAATGTCGCGGCTGTATAGACTCAATAGTGATGTTGTTTCGCCCATATATACAAACCTTCCTGATGTAAAAGTGGTCTATCTTGAACAAGAACAGGACTATACAGAAGCAGAAGAATGGCAAAATAGTGTGTGTGTAGTAGATGGCTCACGCCTGCATTACAATATTTCACCAAAAGGTGGCGAGGTTTTAGTACAGATACATCTTGGCTATGCTGACGATACATATGTTATTGACAATTGTGAAGCAGAGTCAAACGTAGGTACTATTCCAAACGAGTCAGATGCCACATTTGGTAAAAAGGAAACCTTTTCGATCACAGTCAACCCATTCGGCATAAAAATCACCATTGCAGATGATAATTATGGCACGTATAATAACTATGTTATCTTCGATGGACTTTTAATCAAACAATTCGATATGATCTCCTCATACATGACAGAAGGCGAATCTGCTGATTGGGAGGATAGTCCATCAGTCAGGTTCGATTACCCAAATTTTCCAAGTGGATGGCCTTCAGAAGAGGCGCAAGAAGAGTATGTCGAAGCCTTAAAGTTGCTCACGTTTCAACACACATTCTCAAAAAGAGAACATATCAGACGATGGATGACAGTATCAGAGGACGTATCAAAACACATTTTACACAACAACTATGCCTTATGTCATAAGGCCATTCGTATTAATTTTTCGGTTGCCACTAGCATGCCGGACGCATTCGATCCATTTGATTTTCAAAACCTGATTCCATGAAAACACGTATATTGTTGATTTGTTTGGTTCTTTTTATTGCAGGATGTGCAGTTGTCCCGTCCGCTAAATCGCCGTCTACAATTTCGCTCTATCTCCAGACGACAATTGCTTTCTTGAAAAACAACAAGGAAGAAAATATTGCCGGAATGCAGGCGCTCGAAGATCGGTATGGGGTACCAGTAGTTGAACCTGCAACCACATGGTTTCATGCGACAGAAGAGTTTGCGAAAGCTATGATCGATCTAAAAAATGCCATGCAACATTCACGCGCTATAATTAGCGACGATCTTTTTTACCAACAATTACTCGAGCTCGAACACATTTTCTATGGCGAAACCTTGCCCTAAACGCTGAAAAACCTATAAATGGACGCTGGAACTGCGCCCACATATCCTGGTCACAAACGACGTTAAGACGCAGATTACCGTTATTGCAAAAGGAACACGTTACGCCCGCATTGCTGCATCAAAGCTGCATGGAGATGAAGGCGCAACTGTGTGGCTGAATCCACGTCACACTACCGTTACGAAGGGCGCGGAGGTCTTGCAGTAGTAACTTCAATTTGACCGCAATACCGGCCGGTTTGTTCATAATTCTTCTCAGGATTGTCTGACAATGTTTCGAGGGTAAGCTGAAACAAACGTTCTTGCGGGAACACACGAAGACATCCGGGCCATAGTGAAGTCAACTCAAATGTCCATGAACCCGAAAACCCAGGATCCCTATATCCGGTATGTAGATGCTCAAGTCCGCCTCTGCCAGATGTGGATTTGAGAAACAATTTTGCAGCGCAATCTTTTGGAATGACCGTGATTTCTAATGAACGACACAAGACAAACGCATGTGGACTGATAACAAGCCCACTTAGTGGAATATAACGCTCATCACTCCATGAATACGTCTGTCCTGTTTTCACAGGGACTCGATATGTTGGACCAAGACGTAAATCAATACTGGCCGGATTCACTAAATGCTCATCATATGGCGTAACGCCACCATTTTCAGCCCAGATTTTAAGGTGCTTATCACAAAGAATCATGACATTTCTAAGCGCCTTGCATAATTACAGAGCATATTCACGGATGATTTTCAAATAATCACTTGGATCTCCGCCAATAACTTTTATAGGTTCGGTTCCACATAACCATATCGGAATATCTTTTAACCCCTTTTTATTCAATCGTCTCACAATGCAAGAGATACACAGAATCCCACCACCATCATGACATTCTGCCGGTTTTATAAGGTCCCAAATATTATCTGGAAGAGTTGTCTCTATCCAAGATATACCGCCATATTCAAGACCACAATCATAACATATTGTCTTTATGTTTTTTCTAGTACGTTGTTTTTGTTGCCTTACCCGTTCACTATGCAGGGCTGAAAGCACAAATTCAGCTCGATCTTTTGCGCTTATCGGCTCTTCTGGGTATGTTGAGATGACACACATCTCTGTGCCAGACGTGCGATCTATGATTTGAAATGTATCAGCATTAATTGATTCCAGTCCAAAAGTAGGAATAGGCTCAAAGTTCTTATCAAAACATTGTGCTATGCTCATATAGTCGCTCCTGTGTGGGTTATAACATGTATTAAATCACATAATGGTCATAATACTTGTCCATATACAAGCAAGGAACACTGTCTAATCTAGTGTGCTGCTACGCCAAAGGTACTAATTGGTGACAACGGATATTTTTTTACTCGGTTCGACACACACCTTAAAGGTACTTCAGTCTCTCTTGTCACTCGATGAAGGTTTTTTGTGCCGTCCCACCCGATCCCACTCTTTCAAGGATGGCTGCTTCTAGGCCAACCTACTGAGATGTCTTTGACAGTGCTCCTCACGCATGTAACATGCCGCTAAAAAGTTGTTCTTGAATAGCTTGACCTGATGGGCCAAGTGCTCTGGTCCATTCTTTTTGCGGATCTTTACCTTTTCTAACACACATGTCAATATAATATCCAGGAGGATGTAAAAGCCTGCTGTTTGCCTCGTTTTCAGCCCATTGACGAACTATATCAACAGATGGACGCGCAGAAGACGTTTCAAGCGCATATGTCCATTTTTTCCATAAGTAGTCATCCTGAGCGACACGCGACAACAAACGATCCCCTTCATTCAATGCCGCCTTTCCGCGCACGTCATCCCAGAGATTGGTTTTCTTTTTCTTCGAGTAATTAAGCAGATCAACGACGCTTTTATGCGGCAGCATCGGCGTATCATATGGAAAGTTTTCAAGCAACCTAAGCCCCTGGTACTCAAATGTTGTCGTATCTGACTGTGTCCCAAAAAACAGATCCTCCATTGTCAGACGCGGCTTTCCGAATGCACCGGTCTGAATTCCGGCCGCGACCGCAACCTGCTGCTTCAGAATGGATTCCCACTCACGATATTGGGCAAACAAATATCCTTCGATATATTCTTTATAGGTCAGCTTCTCAAAAATCTGTCGCGATGTGTACCCCAATGTAAACCAATATGTGCGGATCCTTGCATCATTTAAGACGGCGCTGTCTCGTCTCTTGATGCCTCGATTTGTCTGTGCTCCATGATGTACCGAAGCCATCTCCGATTCTTCGGAACCCTGCCCTCCACGACGCCCATAATTTCCCTCATGTTTCGGGCGAAAGGGTTTGTGACATCCTCCAGCGGCTTGAAGGCCCACACGTAAACAGCAGTCAACAGCACTTTTATTTGCGTCATCGGCAAAATTTCACGCATCTCTGTCCAGGGGCGCTCAAAAATAATCTGCGAAATCGGATCAAGGGTTGTGTCATCAGCATAAACAATCGATAATGGCACAGGAACGGTACGCTTGCAACGTCCACACGTGACCACTTCAGATGTTGTTAGCTCAATCGGATTATTCTTCGGCCACTTATCCAACGTCTTTTTAGCGTCTCCTAAACGCCGGGTAAATTCAGGAATTTGAAGCTCATGACTTCCTATCACACGCTGCTGATTCGTGTATGCGTCCTTAAAGTCAACCAGACCGACAACCTCTTCCTGTAGCTTCTTATCAAGTGCTACATATGCCAAGCCAGATAATCCTGCATATTTCTGAAGTTCAGCAAGCCGATCATTAATCATCTGATCGACATCATCAGAAGGCTGCAGACCTGAAATCTTCAACAGATTTGTAAGATTAAACTTCCCTTCCTCTACCCCACGCTGCATCTCTTCAATGCCAAGTGATAACGGCGGAATATTCCCGTCACCGTACAGCATACGTTCCAGCCTCTCCTTTTCAGCCACACATGAACATTGGCGCTTTGGGCTGATCAATTCAAGCACTTTCTCAAGATGTGTTTGCAGCGCAACCGACTCTCTAATTTTCGGAGATGTGATGTAGTTTTTTGTCAATTGAAGACCGGAATCATGCTCAACAATTTCGCCAGAATCCGGATCCGCTACCCGTTCAACTACTGACTGAAAAAGAAGAATCGGACGTGCATCATGCCGGATCATCTCGTCAGCAAGTACATCACTGCCATCTGTCAGTGTTGCAAGCTGTTCTTCTGTTAAAAGCATATCATACCTCATGTAGTGTTTTATGAACGCTTGTCACTATATGTTGTAGTATCGGCGTATGTCTTTGTGCCAACTTACAGCATAATAACAAATCATCCAAAAACTCACGTGTTGATAATAACGAACCACTACGAATGACTGAAATACGTCCACCACATTCTTTGACTATCCACTCGATAAGCTGAAATGCAACAAGCGATAGCCGATCCCTGTGCATTACAACCACCTCGTCAACAGACCCGCATAACGCCGCCATTAAAATCGTCTGTAAGCCCTCTCTGTTAAACAACAACCCGTTCCCAATATCTGTGATAAGTGTATGCTCAGGATAATGAGCAGACATGTACTCTGTTTGAAGCAGCAGAAGTTCATTGTAGGTTTCAGAACTTATCCGACAATAGCAAAACGATTCTTTTTGCGTGGCATGACACACCGAGTGCACATCATATAGCCGGTGATTTCCAGGCGTCCGGACATAATTAATCGTCCCGTTATTGGCCCAATTCCGCAACGTGTTTCTGTGAACACCAAGAATCGCAGCAGCAATTCGCGATGGAACAAATTTCATGTGTGGGATTTTGGAAGATATTGGTAGGATTTGTCAAGTTTTTTTAGGTGTGACATTCAAAATAGCCGGATTCATACTCCGGGATGCGGCGGCTACCGGTCAATACAATATTCTGATGTTCAAAGGTCTTGTTGACAAAATCCGCATAAGACGGATCTCCATCCAGACAAAAATCTCCCTCACCTCTGGCTGGAAATTCATCAAGAATAATTCCTCTAACCTCAGAATCATTCGCCAGATCAAGACTGACCACTTTTCTTTGAATAAAGCCTAATGATTGGATACGCTCGTACCCATTGTTTAACGGTGTACGAGCGTGTATCTGCACAGCCCCGAACACGCGGACTATTTTTGTAAGCATAGCTCTAGTCGTCTAAGAAGTTGACAATGGTCGTCGTATCTGTCGGTACAGCATCTTGAGACATGGCATAACTGCGTGCCCTGGTATGAAACGTTTCGGTATATGCCTCAAGCTCTGCATCAAGTGTGATCATATGGTCCTGAGCATCTGAATCGCTGGTGTCCTGGTACTCTTCCATAGCAAGCGTGTACGTGTGAAACTCTGTAAGTTGTCGTACTTCAGATACATCACGCAAGACTGTCAATGTGCCAGTCTCAATATCAAAGGTTCCATACCGTGTTGAAAACGTCAACACGCCGACAATACGACCAATGTCAGTATCTTCAAAGTCAGTCGGCAACGCGCCCATTCCATTGATTGACAGCGTGCGTGACAATCCCACAATCATCATGTAATCAGTCTTTACAAGACGATCTTCGGCAGGTGTCGTATTCGGGCTACGCGCAACCTTATGCTGACCGGCGATTTCCTCGGACTCATTCAGAGTGATGCCAGTTACCGCCTCAGATACCCCGCCAGCATTACACTCGATCCCATATGCATTATAGATGTCGCGCTCCAACGTGGATGTTTGGGCACCATCAAGATATAAGATGTAAGTTCCATCACACATCTTGATCCGCCTTTCTTCAAATGACCACGCCAACGTAATACTTTTTAATGGGCCTGGAATCCCAAATGGAACGTTAGTTAATGGCATAATATCCCCCTATTCCTGGACCACATTAAGGACAGCCGCAATCTTTTGCAAGGATCCTTTGATTACAAATAAAAGCACATCTAGGTCTCCTATCACTGGTGCATCAGGCATCGACGCAATCTCATCAAAACCTTTGGAAATATAGCCCATAATGACATCAACGTCGAACGCACCTTGGTCTTTTGCGGACTCAAGGGCCACCGTCAAAACGATTGACACCAGCGAGTCTATATCATCAAGAACTTTCCACGCTAAGACTTCTCTGATGCGATCCATGATCGCCTTAACATACTGCTGGATAGATCCGTCAGAAATGACAGACAAGTCATCATCATCTGCACCCGCTTTATCCGGGACAGTTTTATCTTCAAGGACTGTATCGTCTGTCTCATCTGGTGGCGACACATCATCCTCTTTATTAAGGCCAAACAACGAAGTCAACACCTCTTCGACCTGTTGACATACATCATCATCAACAGGAATTTGACGAATGCGCTCCATGCATGATGCCAAAATCAGCTTTTCTTTTTCTTTCACTGTGCCACTGCCAACCCATAACGGAAGCGTTCTAGCAAGTGACTTTGTTTGTGATTTCATAGCTTTCTCCTTTTAATCTGATTGAGTGACGTTTTGACAAAATTATATACATCCCCATAATAAAAGTCAACTATCCAAACGACACCATGATCATGGACAATCCCAGGAAGATGTTTTGTTAGTTCTGAAAAATCATCCAACCCTATTCCAAAAAGAGAAAACGGCGTAAATGGAATCTCTTGCTCGTATAATACCTCCAGCGTAATCCCACGGACATGAAATACCGTTGCCAGAATAGAAAGATAAAGACGAATAACACGTGAAGATGGAATGAACGGCGTAGCGGTATAGGTGAGATAGCGGTGCTTTGTCGGCTCGTGAAGCTTACTCATGTAGGCTGAAATATCTGATCTTTGCGGAAATGAGGCGATAAACTTGGTTGAACGCATGGCAAGCGTTTCTCGAAACCTTACCCGATCCTCGAGCTCTTCTTGGGACTCAAGCTCATACGCGAGGTCAAAAAACGTTCGCCGCGTAGCGCGGTTGTAAAACCTCCGTAAATACTTTTCACTAATACGGTGTTGCCGTGAAAAAATTTCATCAAACGTCCAGGCAATATGCCACTCTTCGACGTATTCCCCTTGTATTGCGTCCAATCCACGCAGCAATTGCAAGGCTTCACGTGTTTGATGAGCATACATTTTTGAAGTCCGCGCTGACCGGATGATCATGCGTTCACGAACACGCATGCCCCACGGCAACTCATCCATTATCAGGCGCATGTTGCGATTAAAAAAGAAGTTCGCAATATACAACTCATCATACCTGAAACGCTCATTCAAAAAAAGGGGGTGAACTTGACTTTTACATACGACTTGCTGCATACTATTATGGAAAATGCATCGCCAATGTTTCGATAATAGGGGCATATACGGTTTTGTAAAGGAGAATTATGATCTTTTTTAAAAACAACGGGGAACTTCAGGGAATCTCTTTCCTTGATAACTTTGATTTTTTGCGAACACAACAGACGCCTCCAACCAAAAAATCCCCGCCAACATTGACACAAGACAAGGAATATATCTATCCGGATTTCAGAGCACTCAGCAAGGGACTTGCTCGAAAACGCACTGCGAACGGAATGATTGTGCTCGATTTCTCAGAAGGCGACATTTTAGAAACCGCCGCCCCACTGTACCCTGGAGTTGGAATCTATCCAAACCACATGCACGACATTGAACGCTGGAAAGGGATCATCCTTTCGGCTGTGTGGTCAAATGAATCGACAGAAGATTTTCCGATTCCAGGCATAAATGTCAAAACAAAAATCTGGAAAGGTGTGGATCCACTCGGGCACGTGATTTGTCCGGATGACTATAAAACCACAAAAGGTATTATCGATGGCGTCATTACACGTGTCTCAACCGGCGTAGTACACGCATTTAAACAATCACATCCACTCCAGCCACATGAATTTTTCAGAGCTATGGGTACGGTCATTGACGGACAAGAGGTCCGTATGATCATTCAACGAATCTTGTCTATCGTCGAATTATCTCTGGTGCTTTTTGGGGCAGACGAGTATGCAAAACGACTTTCTTCAGAATTGCTTTCACACTCCATCAAACAAAAAGATATTTTGGCAAGTGTTTATGACAACCATATTGAAACCTATACACAACCACATCGGCGTTTTTGGAAACACTCACAGCACAGTTTTCTAAAAACACTTGCGGCTCCCAATAGCCCCAACATTGAAGACACGACAAAAAAAGACATGGGCAGTCTCGACACTGCCTTAGATTTTATGTGCCAAGAAAACCAAAAGCTTCACCAGGAAATCTCTGATTTACAGGAAAATGCTGATGAGTGCTTGGCACAAGCACTCACCAATAAAGACACAAGAATTAGCACACTCGAACAACGTGTATCACAACTGTCAACAAAAAACCAGTCATTATCAGACACCGTTGAGTCACAACAAGAAACGATGGCACAATTGGAAACACTGGCTGATTCAGGACGGGCATACCACAGGAAAATCCGTGAAAACGCCATTCATGCTTTTCGTCTCATGTGTGATTCACAAATTCACCAGATACCACATGACCAGCAGACTCAAACGATTCAACTCATCAAGACAGCGCCCATTGATATGGTCGAAAAAATGGGCATCACATTCACATCGAAGGCATTGACGGTAATTCCGAGAAATCGGGTGTCAAAGGCCATTGATCCATCACAACAACCTTCATTTTTTGAGATGTCCTCTGAGTACCGCAGAAACTTCGCCAGTCGGCTACCCAAAGGACAGTCTCATATGCTATTATGAGTACAATTGCCACTAAAAAACGATTCAACGGTCCAATTCGGCATAAAATGGCCGTTGCCAGTGGATATACTCCAACGGTCGGGGATCGCGTTGAGCTCACCTCTAACGATAATGAAGTTCAGGAAATTCCGGCTGCAACAAACTCAACCGGAAAATTCGTGGGAACGATCTTTCAACGCACCGCAGATGGAAGCGCAAGCTACTGTGTGGTTGAACTGATCTTTAATACCCTCATGAGCATTGCGTCTGCTGCCGCGATTTCAGCGCCAGCACGAGGATGTTTGAATGGTCAAAAGGTAAAAACGTATGTGTCCGGCTCGGACGATGCCCTTGATCACAATTGTACAATCTTTGAAGCAGCCACAGGAGCAGATGAGGATGTGATCGTCGGATTCTAGTGCTGAATCTTACGATTGACAAACCTACGCGACTGAAAAGGAGAATATCATGAAAGACATGTATCAATTGTATCGAGACGGGCTGATCGAGCCGCGTCATAATGTCGGACTGAAAGACCATGCTCCAGCGATCTATAAGGAACTCTACGAACTGCGCTCTACCGGCGTGGAAATTAGTCTGCCTGAGTTTCTGATCCTTTGGGGCAAACAAAAAGTGAAATCAGGACATCCTGTATCAGAGACTCTGAACGCCCAGGCTTTCCTGAGTTCCGAGTTTGACGATGAGAAAGTCACCATCGGAGAACTCACCAGTATTACTGATCAAAACTTGAAAGAAATCGAGATGGCCTTCCTGCATGATCTCGGCATTGGCGATCTCAAACGAGTCCGCATTGAAACCCTGATGGGTACCGAAGACATGGCCGGACTGCTCAACGAGCGCGTCCGTGAAGCCCTGATCGCCGGAATCTTCAGCGCACCGATTCATCAGGATCTTATCGCCACCGAAGGCAACGCACCAGCACGGGATGTCTCTATGCCAACTGTCGATTTAGACACCGGCAACCGTGCACAACGCACCGCCGAAGGGGAAACAATCCCGTTGGGAACCGCAACATTTACGGAACGTACTGTACGCGCCAAGAAATTCGGGCGTGCTATTGAAATTCCGTATGATATGATCTGGTTCGCAACCGTTGACATCCTGTCGCTCTTTATGGAGCGCATCGGATACAGCGTCGGGATGGAAGTTGACTCAGAATTCTGTGACGTGCTGATCAATGGTGATGATGCCGATACCAGTGTTATGGGCGCCGGGGTATTGGGGGTTGCAAATACCACCAGTAAACTCCAGTACACAGACCTCGTTCACTACTGGACCTGGATGGCCCAACGCGGCATCATTCTGAACACCCTGATCGGAAATACCTCACGCATCGAGCACATCATGGGTCTGCCAGAATTCAAAGATCGTCAGAATGTCGGTGATCCACTGGTGAAACTCAAAAAGAATAATCTGAATCTGCCCAGCGATGCCAACTTGTTCGTCAAGTCAACGCTGACAGATACCCAGATTATCGCACTTGATTCTGCCAGAGCAGCGGTCAAATTCAATGTAAGGCCGGTTTTGACAGAGTCACAAAAAAACATCGTTGGAGAAACTGAGGTGGCAAAAGTCTCATTCTACGCCATGATCGGAAACCTCTGGCGAGATGCTCGAATCGTGATCGATGAAGATCATAGCCGCTTATCGGAAAGTACGTATATGTTCACAAACTATACGTATTTGCAGCCGCTTGATCTGCCAGCATAGTAATACATGGAAGACTTTGGAGTCGTCCAACGTGTAACCGCAGGGGTGCTCTTTTCTAAGAGCACCCTTGCCTCCGATCAAACCGTCCAGTTCGCAGCCAGCACGGTCACGAAAATGTCCAGCGGACTGTATTTTATCGATCACGCCACCTTGTTGCATTGGGAACACTTTTTTCCAGGACTGGCCGCACGCTGGTACGATATGATCACACATCAACTGCGTATCACCGGAGAACTCTTGCGCATGCACACCAGAGCCACAGGTCCAGTCACGTTTCACATTCACGGCGTCGGGTATCCGAAAACCTTGTCACAGTATTACGCCAAAGCTCAAAAAACCTGGACACCACTCAATGTGCCGCTTGACGATATGCAATTACTGGCAATGGAGTTTTACGCCGCCAGAGAATATAGCGAACAACTCGGACGTGCAAAACTTCAATTTGCACACTACAGTAAACACCACGATCTTGTCTATGCGAACCCCATTGTCAAAGGGTCGATCAGTCTGGCCCTGATGATGCACGAACGTCAACGTACAACACCATGCTATCTGATCGAAAGCACTATGCTCTCAGTCTCAACACCATCCGAGAAACACCGGAAAGCGCCGAGCACTGACTGCCCATATGTGCTGACTAACTAATGGCAACTGTCGGACCCTGGGATACAGACGATCTGAAAGTCCTGTACCATCTGAGTGAGGCACAATTTCACCCACCAATGTCGGCGGTAAATTTTGAAAACCTGATGGTGTACCTGCTGAATGACATCGTCGTGGATATTAAATATTACGTCACGGAAGATGTCTATGACACCTATGCTACAGATGATGACTTTAAAACCAAACTACAACGCTGCATGGCCCTGTGCCTGATTAACGACATGTACCACCAACACGGCATGACCCTGTCAACAGGCGGGCAAATCTCATCAGAATCAATTCCGGATTTCGCCAGCGTCTCGTACCGCTACCCCACCATCGACACCAAACAAACCATGCTGAATAAAACCCGCCTGACTATCATTCTGGATTTGCTCGGACGCTATGTCCCAAGCGATGCACCAGTACAACCACCAAGCAGCAGCGCCCCTGTACATGGTGATTTTCTGTATTTTAACGAGGTTGAAGATCAACTCGATGTCGAACACGCCTATGAAGACTAAATCAACTACCGTCACCCCAAAACCAGATGTCAGAAACGCGAATACCGGCACAAAGGCCGGGCGTGAAATGCTCAAACACTCCGTAGAAAGCCTGGGATACGGGCGATCTATCCTCGTTGATAATGACAATAATATTATCGCCGGAAATAAAACCTTTAAAGAAGCCAACGAACAAGGCATCGAAACCGTGCGCGTGATCGAAACGGACGGCTCAGAACTGATCGCCGTCAAACGCACCGACCTGAATCTCTACGAAGATCCAAAAGCCAGAGAACTGGCCTTCGCAGATAACCGCACCGCCGAAACAAACCTGACATGGGATCCTACCATTATCACTGAAGACTTTCACGATCAACGCCTCGATATTGGCTGGATGTTCGAGCAAGAAATTAAACAATTCAAAAAAATGCAGGAACTCACAGATCGTCCGATCACGATGGATGAGCAACGAGAAACCCAAGTATTCACGATTGATTTTCCGGAATTCTCACACGGCGACATCATTACGTGTCTGTCACAAAAAGTCACGAAGCCCCATGTCCTCATCTATGGAGATGCAAGAGAGAAAGCAACCTATGATGCTCTGTTCGATGTGGCCGGCCATATCGACTGCACCATCACCAGCCCACCATATTCAAATCAACGCGAATATGACGGACTTACAGCCGATGATCTCACCCCGGAAAGCCTCGCACAGTTCCTCACACAGTTCCTCACACATACCGCCAAACATATCCCATACGCTGTCGTCAACCTCGGATTACAAATGAGACACGGTGAGGTGTTTGACTATTGGGAAGTCTATAAACAAGCCGCCAAACAATCAGGCTATAAACTCCTGGCATGGAACGTCTGGGATCGGTTGAAACCCGGCTCTATTAATGCACAAACAGCCCCAATGTTTCCCCTCGAACATGAGTGGATCTTTGTCTTCGGACATACACGTAAAGAAATCAACCGGACAGTGCCATGCTCACACTACGAACAAAGCATTGAACGCGCCGCAGGAAAGACAGGCTTTACTCCACAGCGCGATCCGGACGGCACACTGGCCCTGACAACATATCCGGTCCATGAATTTAGAAAACTCCCGTCAGTCTTACGGCAACTTCCAGTCCCAGGCACGAGAAAATATAGCCACTCAGCCCCGTTTCCGGTAGAACTTCCGTATGACTATATTCTGGCGCTCACAGACCCACAAGAAACCGTCCTTGACCCGTTCGTCGGATCAGGATCCACATTCGCCGCCGCAGAAATGGCATCACGAAGATGCTGCGGGATCGATATTTCACAAGAATGTATAAAAACAACCCTGCAACAATGGCTCGATACCGCGCATACAGACGCACTGTCAATTTCAGTAAACGGCACGCCTATTCACTTCATGCAAGAAGACACCTCATGAAACACACTATCATTAGAAAGGGCAAAGTTGTAAAAACGAGAACCAGACCCCAGGGGAAACCCTATATCCAGCGCGTCAGACCGAAAACAATCACCAAAAAGAAAAAACGCATCACCTCTTAGCTGCTCTGAGAAAAGGGATCCCACCCCCTCTCTGCAAAAACTCTATTTAGTTTTATATTTTTATTGATTTCTGTTAAACTTTTTTCTTGACAAAGCTGAAATCTATAGTATAATCACACCTGTATTCAATGACGATCCAAGATTAGGAGAAATTATGCTCACTAGGATAGATGGAATTATACGCTGTGGTGTCTGTGGGGCTGTTTATGGACTCGCTGGTGAATTATGCCGTATGAATAATTGCCCTGAATGTGATTCGCACTCCTGGACGATTCAAATATTTGAACAAGGTAAGATTGCCATTAAACAGGAAACCGATGAACTGTGGCGTGAAATTGCCCGTGGTTCAGAATGTATTTTTCATGGCAACATGGCACGATAGGTGTGTCACACAACCAAAAAGGGGGAAATGAACATACAATCCGGCCTTCCCAAAAGATGACGACTGGCAAGAATTCCTGCATTGGCGACCAGATAAATACCCCAAAAATGATGTGTACTGCCGATTAGCCAGCCAACCACCAAGATTGATGTTCGATCTTACAACAAAAAAAGGCCGGTGATAGAAACCACCGGCCCACCCAAAACCACATCTCAATCCGAGAAGTCTAACGCTAAATCCGCCTTCGCATACCCTACAACATCCGCCGCCAAGACCCCATAGGCAAACGCCGAATCCTGTAACGTAAATGTCAAGTCCGCCACATCATCCGCATTCTCATGATCATCCGCAGACCCCGTAATCGTCACACTCAAAACCGTCGAACTCGTGCGCGAAGCCACCACCACCAATGAGACCGGTAAATTCGCCACCACTAAATACCCACTCGATACAAAATCTACCGCGTTCGCCCACGCAAACGTCGCCCCACTTAACGTGATCGTCACCGGCGTCGTGTTGTTGATCGTGCCGTCATTCGCCACCGCCTCAGTAAATGTCTCCGCCGAATACGTGACCGCTACCGTGTCCGCCATCGTCTCAAATACCAAGGCCACTACCACCGCCGTAATAATGCCCTCATCTAACGTCCCCGCATTCGGCGTAATCGTAATCGTCGTCACATCTGAAGTGATCGCCGTCGCACCATTCGCATCAAAAAATGCCGCCGCCTTCGTGTTCTGCGCAAATGCCAACCCAGACCCAATCGAAGCCGTAGACCCCGTCGCAAACGCCGCAGCCCACGATACACCAGTCGTCGCCTCTATCAACCGATCCACCCGCAACTGCGCACTCAAAATGACCGCCCCAGCAGGAACATTGACCGGAATCGTAAACGCCCCGTCTCCCTCTGCCTCCGCATTCGCCGTGTACGTCGCAAACCGAAACCCACTGTTCGCTAATGTACTCAAAATTAACTCATCAAATACCATCGTCGTGGTCGTGGCCTTGTTCCCTATCGTGTACGCCGTCTGCTCCGCTAACCCCTCCACCAACGCCGGAATGTACAACCCACCAGCACCATACGACGCAGGCTCACGCGTGTACGGATAATCAGCCCATACACCCAACCCTAAAAGACTCACCACCACCATCACAACTATCCAACTTGTGAATTTTTTCATAATCTGCTCCTCCAATATCATATTATTGTTTCCCCCACTTCCCAATTTCTCTACATACTCTACCAGATCCCCACCCACCTGTCAAGTGAATACTCTACCAGCTTCTAAAGCTTTGCCCAAAAGATAAAAGTATTAAACCAATAAAAAATGCCGCGCACCCCCAAGGCTTCACCCCCAAAGATAACACGGCATCCCCCTAACCAAACATCCATCAAATCAGAATGATCCCCATTCCTAGACACCACTACCCTACCATAATATATACCCCCTTGTCAAGTTTTCCCCCGCACCTCCTCCCGCTTGCGCCTGTAATACTCCCGACGATACTCCCGTATGCGCTCCTTGTTCCGCTGAAAATACGCCGCCTGATACACCCGCTCACGCTCCATACGACCCATACGCTCCACCTCAGTCAACTCCCGATACCCACGTACCCGCAACCCACGTACCCGCGCCCGATACTCACGGACCTTCTCCCGAAAATACTCCCGATGACCACGCCGATACCTGCGCGCATACCGCTGTATGTGCCTCTTCTTGCGACGATAATACGCCTTGGCCCACATCCGCACTTCCTCCCTGTGATCATAATACCACTTGCGCGACGCCGCCACCATCTCCTCACGATGCTCCTCATAATACCGCCTGCGCCGCTCCACCGCCTCCGGCCGCCTGCTCAACTCCTTTACACACACTATGCACTGCGACCCACGACCATCCGGACGTGAACGGTTCCTGTAAAACCCAGACCATGAATACCACCGCCCACACTTCGTACACCGCTTGCCCTTACGCTCCCTCATCCCTCTACACCACCCCTCAGCTTCCGCGCTAACCGACGCCGCTGACGATACCCCTTGCCACGATTCCGATCCCCAGGCAATACCACCGGCTCACTTACCGCACGCTCTATACTCCACCCTGACTTTACCCTGACCAATATCCGCATGTATAACGTCTCTACCTCCCGCTCACTACCTCCCTCTCCCACGATCTCTCGACATACCGCCTTCAATGACCGATCCCCATACCGATGCTTCACCACCCCACCACGTACATTATGCGCCCCACCACGACCACGTACCACACCCGGAGCAAACTTCCGTAAATATCGACCCACTAACGTGTATAACGCCTCACTGTGACCCGCCCCCACAAACCGCGCCGCCACATACCGATACCCACGTACACACTCCCCTACCTCCCGCCGAAATGACGCCTCATACTCCCCCACCAACGCCTCCACTACTGTCCCATATCCCAACTCCTGCGCCGCATCCAACCACTCATCATATCGACGAATTTCCCCACACTCCAACTCCTGCACTTCCGTGTACTCTCGCATCTTAAATACCTCCATGTAAATATAGTAGATTACACCTGAACTGAAATAGACCTTTTCCTCATGAAACACAAAACCTCGGCGAGACTTCTTCCTCATGAAACCTAAAACCCAGTACCAAAGTAAACTTCTTTCCTGTGAAACCTAAACCCTTAAACCTCTTTCCCATGAAATACAAAATCCTGAACTGAAATAGACTTCTTTCCTATGAAACCTAAAACCCTGCCGAGATTGTGGGGGGGAAGAGAACATAGCAGGGCTCAAAAAAATCCCTTCCCCCCGCATATTTCGTGCAGGGGGAAAGATGACACCTGGATCTGTCAGAAGGTTAACCGCTCATGATTCTTCTGAGGTTTCGGTTTATCCGGAGTATAGTTCAGGATGCTGTCAAGCAACCTGACAGCATCATTGATCTGTTTTTTCTTGCTGTCCGGCATGACAAAACGCTCTTCCTGGGGAACGACTGCAAAAGTATCTTGACCAGAATCCTTGTCACGGTACACCACATAGGTCCGTTGAGTATTTTCTGCGAAGCGCACCCATGCAGCAAGATCGTAAAACCGATCACGCAAGGAATCCTTTGCTTTTTGCTGATCGTCCGGGAGCAGTTCAGAATACTCGAACAGATTGGACTTGATCAAGGTGAACACGCGATATACTGCTTGCTCCACGAGTACAAGGGTTTCATTCCAGAACTCGTCAACTTCTTCACGGTTTTTGAAATCCTTGAAAGATTTTGCGTACCCCTTGATCATCTCAATCGACATGGTCCCATTACTTCCCGACATTTTTGCATCGATTTGTTTTGCTACCTTTTCCATGATGTTTTCCTCGCTTTTTTTGAAACGTTGTTAGTGATTTAATTTGTCTACAATTTGGGAGTTTATAAGGTTTCTCAAATCTCACAGATTTTAAAAGCTATGTTCTGTTTGTTCGTACCAGAATTTTTAATTTTCTGTACGTTGAACATATACGCTTACATGTTCCGCTTGACCGTTAGTCCCTTTCATTTCCCGGTCTATCTTTCTGACTATCAAAAGAACTTACTGACTATACTTATTATATTGATTCACCTTGTTACTTTTGTCAAGTTTTATTTTTGACAAAAGTCATTTTTTTTCAACCTGACAATATGACTTGCTCCCACGACAGCGTATTACACGTTTTTCGTATCGCTGCATTGAGTCCACATGCAACATGTTTCAGCATGTACTTTGTCTTGACAATATTATTCTTGTCGTCAACCAACACGAACAGATGTTTTGTTATATCTCTGTTCATGACGTCAATCTCACAATCCCAGAGATTATTGATTCTCACTTTTTTTTGATGGGTAGTTAATATCATGTGTGTTTCTCCTTATGCTCTTGCGCTTCTTCTGCTTTTCATCTGTCCTGCTTGACTCAGGAGAGCAGAAAAAGAATCGCTCTCTGTAATTTCCTGTGCATCCTGTTGACGTTTTTCGCTGTCAATGCACCCGTCAACGTTGAGTTTCCATGTTCCGGTTTCTGCATCATACAGACTCAACTCTACTTCTGGGGTAGCTTTCTTTTCAATCTTGCGTACTTGGTTACATTTGCTCTTCCTATCCCCTCTGTTACGTCGTAAACGCATCATAGCAGCTTTTTCTGTAAGACTCTGCATATTGACGACTGCTTCCAATTCTGCGACGTCCTGAGCGTTTTTTTCTTCGTCTATTTCGATTCCTGCTATGATGCGCTTTTCCATGTTTTTTTCTCCCGTTTAGTTAATGTTGGTTTATCTTGTTGCTTACACCATATATAATGCAGTACCCATACCAACATTGACGTTTTTTGGGATATTTTTTTATTTTTCCCCCGAAAAACCTGGAAATGACTGCTACCAGGAGAATTATTTTTTCAAAAAAAGATTTTAAGAGGAGTTTTGAAGGGTGTCAACAATGGTTACACCACCCGAAAAGCGACACTTTTTGTCAAGCACCCTTGCGAAAAACGTCAATATTTCGCAATTTCAGCAAGATTTGAAAGATTTATAGACCTGAAATTGACTGCTACCAGGGGGAACCTGGGAAGGGTGACAAAATTTAGTTCCCCCAGGTGACACTTTTTGACAAACGGACAAAAAGTGTCACTTTCCCCGAAAATATGTCATGACAACATGACACAGAATCCAGGTCAAAATCTGGGATTAACTGCTAATAAGGGGAACCTGGGACATTACAAGCAGTCACCATCTGTACTTGTGGGGATATGGTGACAGATGTTTACCGTGTCACTTCCTTTATCCAGTCAGATAGTGTCCACACGTTTATTGATGTGTCGTTACCATGTGACACGTCAAATAATGTCCACACGTTCATTAGTTAGTATGCTTCATGTGACACGTCAAACAATGGGCACACGTTCATTAGGCAGCACATGCACTTGACAGCACAAATCGAAAACACACATTTGTTATCCGACAGATCAGATCATGCGCCAAACGAACGTTTGTGGCGTTTTGAAGTGGCAAGTACCCCTCTCTCTCCTTGTCCTTACTTCCCCCCTTTGTCTAATGAAAAGCACTTTTTTAACCTCTTTTTTCTGGACATTACTGGAAATATACACTATATAATATAATATATCTCACATTTGTGGATCTTGAGAAAAAAGTACCTTTTTACATTTTTTTCTTGACATCCATGAATTTTTTTGCTAGAATCTTTTTGGATTTAGAAAACCATTTCCACAACACTAACCGCTTTTCCTACTATAAGGAGGTTTACACCATGTCACAACATAACACAGTTCTCGCCACACAACACGTCATTTCTGGCAACCACTACGAATATACTCCCGTTCATGCGGTTAGTGTGTATGACATTTCAGTCAAACACCTTCACGCCAAAACGTTAAATATGGATGAAATCAATAGCAGACTCAACTACCTGCCGGAAAAAGAAGTCATCCTGAAAGACAGAGGTGTTTATTACACCGTCTCGTCAATTCAGATCAACACACAAGCATATAATGATGGCGTTATCTGTGTCCGTGTAAAGATTTTTACCCGTCCATACACAACGAAAAAGTTATGCTTGTCAATGGTTAGTAGTCACGAAGCCACGTTGTACGGACTCACAGATGGGGCACGTACAATTCTCAGTACACTCGCAGAATAATCACAATCATTAACCAAAAAAAGGAGGCACATCATGAAAGACAAACAAGAAGTCACAATCAAAGGACTAAAAACGTTTATGGGGATGGATCAATGCTCAGTATATCTGCGCGGAAAACGTGCGTTTTGCTACTCAGAAGATAGAAATAGTGGCGAAGGTAGTGTTGACATAATAAATCGTCACGCACACAAAGAAATTGAGGAATGGTGCAGTAATCAGCCACCTCGTGAGTCAGAATGGTCTAGCAATGGTATTGAGTATTGTATTGTTTTTCTTATCAGCGAACTGGTTGATGATCTTAAAGTTGAAAGAAAGTTCAAACGTCTCTGCCGCACAAAAACATTGATCCGTCTGCCGGGTGATAAAAAAGAAACATACCGCCCGATCAATCGCAGGTTCACAAGTGAAGTTCATGCCGCAATTTTAGAAAAGTATCCTGGCGTAGAAATCATTAACCTGCAATTCGCAAAATAATTCCACATGGCGCTGAAATGTTCACGCGGACATTTCAGCGTCGCCACATCCAAAAAAAGGAGAAATTATGAGAAGTAAACGGCGCAAACAACGAGATCCAAATATGCCGCATGGCGTGTTTGAAGCCAGATTTACAGGCAAAACCCCCTGCTGGATCTGTGGAAACATTATCTCAAAGAACCAGTGGGCAAAATTCGACTTCACCACTGGCGAGAAACGTGTCATTCATTATGACTGCGTTCCACAAGAAACAACGGCAGTCGGAAAACTTCCGGACTGGACACCGACCGACGAACAACACACAATCACTGATACGGCAGTTGAGTACATCAAAAAGTATGAAGATCAACATGTCGATGACGATCTATTTGGCACAACTTCTGACCAGATGAGTCCGTTAAGTCTGGTGATCAAAGCATTGGCAGGAACCGGGAAAACATCAGTGCTAGAACTCACCATGAATACACTCACACTGGCAAAGATATTCCCAAATGACAAGCCATTCGCACAATACCTTGTATTTAATGCGGATAATGCGAATGAAGCGACAACACGGATTTCTCCACTCATTGCCACGTCATCAACAATCCATCGTTTTGGATTCCAACTCGTAAAACAACATTTCGGGCGTGACACCAGAAAAACAGCCGTTCCGAAAAAAATCCAGTACATGTATAATGAGATTTTTACTGATATTCGAGCGCTTGAGTATGGCTCGAAGGAGTATAAAAAAGAGTCATTTAGAATGGCAATGATGTGGAAGCTTATCGACAAAATGAAAAACCTGTGCATCCGTCCAGGGGATGAGTTCTTTGCAAAAGCCAGTCAAGTTGCCGCATTCTTTGACGTTTCACTTCCACACGATGACACAACCTTTCTGGATGATTGTAACCGCTTATTTTTGGAATCTGTTAACGACACCAGCCAGTGTGATTACAGCGACATGCTGTATTTCCTTTGGTACTACGACATAGAGATTACACTGCCATCCTGGATTCGTCTTGTCTGTATCGACGAATATCAGGACCAGAACCCTCTGAGAGTGTGGATCACAAAACAACTGGCAGACTTAATGGTCCATATGATTATCGTTGGTGACACATTTCAAGCCATTATGGGGTTTACTGGAGCGCTCACAGACGCAATGGATGAAGGTGCCAAAGCAATTGACCGTGGAAAGTTAATTTCTTTGCCACTCACAGTAAACCTGAGAACAAAAAACCTGCACGTTATCGAATATGTCAGAGACCGCTACATTCCACAATTAAAAGCACATCCTGACGCATTTCATGGTCTGCCAGTTCAGCAACATGGACCTGAAGAGTTCAATGCAATTATCAGATCGCTGCAGCCAGGTGACGCTGTGCTCAGTCGAACGAACGCACCAACCGTCAAAATCTACTTTGAGCTACTCAGGCTTGGAAAAGGTGCCATTATCAAAGGGCGTGAAGTTGCGGAAAATATCACTGGTCTGTTCAAGAATCTCGCCGCAACATATGACTGTCAAACAGCATGGGAATTCATTTCCGCCTCACACACGTGGGAAGAAAAATATTGCTCTGGCTCGTCAACAAACCGGATCTTCGTTCAGGATCAAGCAGAAACAATCCGCGCAATCTGTGAAGGCGTCCAGCCAGGAATGACACTCAACGAAATCCTCGACACGGTCAATGGAATGTTTAGCGACCTTGTGAACGGGACGCGGCACGCAATTATTACCTTGTCCTCAGCACACAAGGCAAAAGGTCTGGAGTGGAATCGCGTATTTACACTAACCAATGTTGACCAGCGTGAAATGTTCCCACATCCAATGGTCACAACACCTGAACTTGTTACACAGGAATGGAATTTGTTGTATGCAGTGGCGTGTTTACGAGCGATCAATGAACTTCATTTCATTCAAATGGATGGTGCATTATGAAATCACATACACGAAACTATGTAAATATTCTCTTTAAACGTGCATATATCCATATCGGACTGTCTATCGTGCCGCTTTGGATTTCGTTTACATCATACAATGTAAACGGATGGGATATGACAATATATGTGGCGTTTATCAGCGTCAACTTCGGAATCGACAAATAACCCCTACGTGGCATGGATTTTTTCACGCGGTGAAATCTTCCATGCCACCAACTATATAACATTATGACGACATACAAAATTGTCAGGCACTTCAAGAAATACGGGGAAAAAGCAAAAGTTATGAAACGTGGACTGACACTGGCAGAAGCTCAGACACATTGTAACGATCCAAAAACATCCAACAAACACGACAACTGGTTTGACGGATACACAGAGGAATAAACAGTATGACACTTACATCAGGAGAACAAGTCACGATTTACCAGGATCCGATCACATGTACAAAACCGGAAGGAACGGCATTTTTGATCGAACGACTCAAGCAGGATACTGACACAGAATATTGGCGCGTCCGATTTGTTCCAGATAATTTCAAAACAAGTCGCTGGATTAACAAAAAACATCACTAACCAATGGCAGACATCCAAAAAAAGGAGCACACTATGAACTATCAGGAACGACAAGAACTGGCGATGGTCGTCAAGGAACAAAAAATACAAGACCCGACAACCGTTGATTTTCTCGGCATGGTCCTCGGTTCTCAAAAGAAAGCACATACAATCATCAGAAAGTATAACAACAGTTTGCGTGACATCTATGCTGGCGCAGCACTCGGACAGCTTCACGGAATGTCAGGAATCACGTTTGAGGATGAAGCAAAAATCATGTCAGCCATCAACATGGGAAGATCCTACTTCTCAGAACACAAAGATCGTGTCATCATCAGAAATGAATTTGACGCCATGCAGTATTTCTCATTTTTGCGGCAAGAAGAACGTGAGGTGATTGTGTTCGCAGCACTCGATATTAAAAGCACCATTATCGCACACAAGGTGTTGTTTACTGGCGGTCTTGGTGCCTGTCTCTGTGATGCAAGAGTTATATTGCGATACCTGATTGAAAAACAGGGGTCCGCAACGATCATGGCACACAACCACCCATCAGGAGATCCGGAACCCAGTCAAGAGGATCTTCAGCTAACAAAACGACTCGCCTGTGCAACAAAACTGGTAGGAATTGATTTTCTCGATCACATCATCGTAGGAAGTAACGGATCATTTTCATGCAAACAAACAACATACGCCAGATCATATATCGAAGAAGGCATCAAGCAAGCAACCACGTTTATCAATGGAGGGCCATTATCATGACAACACAACAAATACTTGACCTATTACTCAGAGATCAAAGCATCTCAAAACCAGTCTATCAATCATTGAGCAAAATTGTCCGACAAGACGACATCAGACATATAGAGGGGTCTTGCGGCAAACACAAAAGTCTGACTCCGTTCAGTGTCCGCTTCGCAAGCGGAAAGATTCTCTGCCGTGCAAACGGGATTCACGAATATGCAAAAGAACTTGAGACAACACCAATTACGCCGCTAATCAAAACACCAATTACGCCACTGCAACGTCGATTCATGTCATATAACAACAACGCACACATCGACCGAGCACTCAGCATTGCAAAAAACGGTGAGTACTCCATCCTATTTGTTGCACATCCGGACACTACAGAAGAAGAACGAGGAATTATTGTCACATTCGCCAAAGAACTCCTCGGACCAGATGCACGAGTCTGGCTTACCACCGAGAAAGATATACAACCCTGGATGTGCAGAAATGCAGACATCACTACCGAAATCCTGCCGTTCTCAGAATACTTCCCTGAACGACAAGCTGCCTGGAAAGACTTTACAGACGCGATCAGTCTGGACTACCGCTCACCTGATCTGTTCACTGTCCTAGATATTGACAGTTGTCACCGGCTCCTCATGCTGGCAAAACAACATCTGAACATTGATGGAATCGTAACAATCATCTGTAACGATACACTCCAGGCCACTCAAGAATTCAGTACCATTATTAATATAGCACGTACAATTGCTCAGATGGATGATATGACCACCATAAAACCGGAACATGTCGCTGAAGCAATCCAGTACAAATCAATCAGAGGACATCTGCCAAATTGAGGCGGCAACATATCAAAATCAACTAAATGGGGGGATCCCTTCTGAATCCCTCACACACATACAGGTGAACACATGCGACACACAATCAGAACAGAAACTCGAAAGGACCGCTCTTACATTATTATTGCACTCACTGCAAACACCCCATGCACAAAACCAGAAATATATGCAGCCGCCATTCACGCAATTAATCACTTTAGCAGTTTGGCTCGTGCCGGTGTCTACAGTAGACGTGAGTGGCAAAAACGGTGTAGTGAGTTCAATGCAAGCACAGAAAAGGTCATGGCAGATTTTGCTTTTAGGTTAGGAATATCAATCACGGCAATTCGTAAAGCCTATCAAGAACAACATCCGGACCAATACATCGCCGCAACATTTACACTTCCGAGTTTGTGAGAATTATTCTTTCTGAATAGCTCCCACAAATACAAGTGGACATATACCATGAAACAATTCACAAAACAAGAATACGACAACATTATTCTTTTTATAAGACGACTCCTTGTCGCCGCAAAAAAGAAAACAGGATACGCTGTCAATATCATGGAAACATCTCATAATAGACCAACACTGCCACCAAGAACCGTACATGGAGTACGCTGCCTTGTCGATGACCCAAACATACAACGTGTGAATGCCTGGATTCACGACATGAAAACTGCCGCTCTCCGTGATGGACTAACAACACACGAAATCACACACATTGAAAGGGAGGAAACACTATGAAACAATTCACCAGACCACAACTATTAGACAGGTTCACATACGGTAACGATATTCAGATCACGACACCAGAAGAAATAAAACAGCATCTCGAAGTGGGCGATTATATCTATAGTCCACGCGACGGTATTCGCGGCTGTGTCTCCGGCACGATCACAAAGCTGAATAGAAAAACGTTCACCTATGACGTTCAATACACAAGGGGCATGGTTTTGCATCTTATACAGCACTACGATGAAATCTTTGGAGGTCTCGTGCTGTTTCGACGCGAAAATACACTCCAAGTATTTATCACACCAGGAATGGAGGTACGACAATGTACGTTGAGATTAGACACCAAATAGAAGATCAGCTCAGCTCAATACGAGCCACACATACACAATACCCTGTAATTATCAGGGTCAATGGCGAAGAACGCCTCATCTTTGCCAGCTTTAAACGGATTCACAAGACAGGATGTGATACAATCCACATTGAAAAGCTGTCAAAACAACCAGTAAGCGGTAAAAATAGACTTATACTGAAATACTTTCAGCTTACAAGACAAAATACGCTTCTCAGCGATGGGTACGAACTCATCAGCAAACAAGACGCTTTGGGATGGATTGAACGCCATAAAACCCTGTCAGGGACTCTTGCTGAACAGAAAAAGGAGTGAGTGAAATGAAGGCTATTTTCAATGATACTTATACGGGGAGACGCTGGTCATACGGATTGAAATACAGACCGCTTGCCAAAGCACAGGTGCCCGATGGATGGATTATTCAAAGCAATAGAGAACACCCTAAATTCAAGTTCGGGGTAGTTGATTATCCTTTTGAACTTACTGAAGAACAAGTTCAAAATTTTCAGCTTGCCCTTGTATCTTAAACATAATGCCCATTTGTGGAAACAATGAATAATGCATTAAACCAAAATTAACAGAATTGTACGCCAGAACAACGAAAGGAAACATTACTATGATGACCAACACACAAATCCGCAAAGAAGTAGAACGACAACTTCCAGAAGATCCGCCCAATGATGATACGATTGAATATGCCGTCACAATCACGCATAAAGGCACAAAGAATCTGCTGATCGTGCGACGTAAAAAAATGCAGAACCCAATGAAGAATAAACCGTACCTTGTGGACCACCTCACAACCGGTGGACTCCTGGGAAAAGAACACACAATCATACGCCACCTCTTTATCACAAGTCGCAATACAATCAGGTCTATGGCAGTTACCGTCCTGACAAAACATAAAGAGAAAAAATGGCGTCAACACCACAAAACCCTGACAGAGCAACAACAAGGAGGTGAGCCATTATGAGAAATTTCTATATCGTAGACCATCACAGCGAAGAATGCCACTGTGCCTGGTGCGGACAAGTAATCTACGTCGGAGAAAGAGTCTTCCTAACCTGCGACGATGAACCGACATGCGGAACCTACTGCGCCACACACTATGAACGCGATATGCCAGGTCCAGTAAGCAAAAGAGAACTCGCGCAATATGGCCCTCTATACTAACTCTCAACGGACAAATTGCCTTGCAAACTATTGTAATTACACCGTTTACAGAATCTCTCATAGGACATTTAAGGAAAATAACAATGAAAAAAACACACACAGATGAACAAAAAGCTGTCCTGTACGAACTGCGCCACACTCACGATTGCCCGTGGATAGCATCTGCCGCTGAAAGAGAATGGAAACGTGGGGAACCCTACTATATTGACAGCCGTGTATACGCGCCAAGAATACGTCGGCGTTTCAACAAGTGCAATAAGGTGGCAGAGAAAAGAGACTAGACAACCCAATTATACTGACTGAATCAGCGGGACAAATACAGGTAGACTGAATATGCCCCACAAATACAAGTGAGGTAACTATGAATAACAAGGAACAACGTAGAATAGACTGGGAAAAACTCATGAAAGACTACGAAAAACACGGGTTTATCATCCATGCATACGCCGGAGTAGCTACCGTATGCAGCCATAAAAAACAAGTAGAACTCAATATCTTCGATAAGTGCCAATATATAGCCGGATTCTGCGACCACCCCTCACATGACAACCCACATCCAGCTACCCCAAAAAACGACGAAGAAGCCTGGAATTCGCTGCTCATTAGAGCAAAAGCCAGCCCATTTTTCGTCCCCCTCGGTAACGACGAACACGCCTACATCATGATCTTCGACCAAAAAGAACGCGAACCCCTTCTAAAACCAGGAGAAAACCATGAATATCCCCGGAATAAATGTTGACACCCTTAGAAAAGCAGGGTATACCATAGAATACGACGCATACCACTATACTGTACGTCTAAATGGAAGGTTCATTTCTAGCGCCGGAACAAAACGAGAGAAGTCACTACGCGGGCGCGCAGCTACCAGTAACCGGGAATATTTTTACGAAATGGGACTGCGTGAAGCTGATCGACACTATCGAAACGCCCAGAAAAACCCGCGTAACCGCGTCTAAACCAGAAAACTGGAGGATAATACGATGGAAATTATTCTTGTCGTGACGTACCCAGACTATAACCATGCGAACATTCAGAAACGTCCTGGCATGTCGGCAGGTGAAGCACTCGCCGAAACAACCGCGATTCACCTGAATATCACGCATGGCCTAAAGTGCCATGTCACAACCAATACCACAAATAGGGTGAATATGGCATCGCCACAGGAAATCGTCAGAAAGATTGCGAGATCCTGACTGATCAGGTGACATAAATACAAGTGGACACCTTTTCAATACCGCTCGTTCTGTCTCTGTTTGCCCCACCTTGCCCGGTATATATCCCGCACCACCTTCCGAAACTCCTCTTTCTCGCGACTGGTCTTACATACACGCGCCGCCGCAAGTGTCCTCTTCTTGCCAACACAGCAGCCATTCGAGGCCATTACATGATATGGCCTTCGTGCGTAAATGTTGCTGTCCATAGTAATAAAAAATGTTCGCATTCCTAAACCCTGCCAAATTAACCAGCACATGTCAACGAAAAAGATGCATGCACCATCAAAAACAAGGCACTTTTTCCCATAAACGAAATATCAAAAAATAGGAAAGTATATTTCTCCTCTTAAAAACACCATGCTACAATGTGACAGTCATCATACCACATTGTAGCATCATATCTGCCAACTGCGAATTTTTGCCGCACTACCCCAATAATATCAAAAGTTACTCAAAAGTTGCCCAACAATTTCTCACCGATTTCGTAAAAATTATCGAACCGCAGAAAAAACGCAGAAAAAGCACAAAGAAAAGAAAGTAATAAATCCTTCACCCCCCTTTTATCGCCCTGATAGAAGGCGAACCCAGGATCACGAATGTCCTAACAAATCCCAGGAAAAAGCTAGCATACTCCCAATTTTGCTCCAAAACCTACCTGTAATTTGTTTCAATTATGGTCAAATTATGGTCAAGTATTGAGCAGGTGTTGGATAGTTTATGGGTAAGTGTTGAGTAAGTGTTGAGTGGGCATAAGTCAGTTTAAGTTATTTTAAGTTATTTTAAGTTAGTATGGGTGTGTTTATGGGGGATTTACGGAGGGGGTGTTGCAGAATGCAACACTGTTGCAGAATGCAACAGTGTTTCATATTGAAACAGTAATATGGGGTATAGTGGCTAGTGGGGTTGAGTATATACTGGCTGGATTGGGGTTGGGTGTTTCAATATGAAATGGTATGGTGTGGGGGGTGTTGCATTTTGCAACGGTGGGGATAGGGTGGGCGGGAATATGTTAGCCAGGCATAGGGGGGGGTCGTAAATTAGACAGTAGATATGTCGGAAATCGGACACTGCCACAACGTGGTACGGTTATTGTTCACATTATGGGGAGTGTGGGTGGTGGTATGGGATTGTGGGTGTTCAAATAGCTTCCAAATTTGCCCCAGGATGCGACAAAATCTCAGAGTAGTAGCTTCGTATTCGTTTATATTAATTCGACAAGTGCAGAGCAACCTCGGAAGGCTCAGGGGGTAATCCCCATCCAGGCCAGGACGTTATATCTCATGGCGGGCGCCAAATTATGTTTTGTGGGTGTCTCCATTGCATAAAATCAGCGTGTATTCCCCGTCATTATGGAGGATCCACGGATTTCACGGTCTGTATTGCAGAAAAGCTTACTGGTGGAACGTGATTTTGTCAAGCACTTTTTTCGATATTTTCACCATGTTGCGTAAAGTTTGCCAGAATATCCCGACATGCGTCTGTTTCGGGGAGAAGTTCCGGGTGTTGAAACACGGTTTCCAGGCTGGTGATAGCGGGAAATTCCGGATTGTTGACAGCGTGTTCCAAAAACTTTCGTTGCGTTTCGCTGATTTCCAGTTTCAGCCAATAGGCGACCCGTTCCTCTGTGGGGAGTTCGATCACCGTTAAGCCTGTGGGTTGGTGTTCGTGAAACAGCACATCGACAGCGCGGCATTTTCTCCGGTAGCGGTCTAGAAGTCCGGGGACATTCGCCGGATTCCATCCTTGGCCTGACCGTCCTGGTTGATCGGCCCATTCCGACAGCGTGTGTTGCCACAGTTCAAGATTCCTGACAGTGGCCATAATCAGACGTTGCTGCTGTACCGACAGGGAGACGGCGAAGCATAACCGAAACATATCGAGTGCGTCGTTTGTCTCTGGAAACTGTGGGTACGCCGTGGTATGGGCATCTGCCAAAAACTGTTGAATCACCGCATACCCGTTGGTTGGTTGAAACGTCAATTCTCCTGTGTCCGTAAAATGCGAATATTGTTGAGCGATCCAGGCGCTAAACACCGTGATAGTTGCGGGTTGCAGGACGGGTTGGGGGGGGTTATACTCCGCAAAAGTGGCGAAAAACGCAGCATGGGTTGTGGGGTCTATAGGCCCGTAAATCGGGCCGAACAGCAGATTTACCGACGCAAGTCCGAAGAGCGCCGAGGGGTTGCTGTGTTCCTGCTCTTGAAAAAAAGAAAAGAAAAGCGGAGCGGAAAAGTTTGATAGGGCCTCGCGATCCTCTTTCAAGATCCCAGATCCGACTCTTTCTTTTACCGAGATCCGAGATCCGGAATGCGCGCGCGAGGAGGGGTTGTCTTCGCCCTGCTGGCGGGCGTTTCCAGCGACGGATTTACAAAAGTTTGTGTCCGCGGAATGTCCGCGGAATGTCCGCCCCCACATTGTAGCACCGTTTTCCGATCTCTCGGCGGACATTTCACCTTGTAAGTCATTATTGCCATTACCACTTTCGGGATCTCTTGAACGGACACCAGAAAATTGCCCAAAACCTACCCGGTCGATGTCCTGCGCGGACATTTCACCTTGTAACTCATTATCTTTGTTACTACTTCCAGGATCTCTCAGGCGAACATTGTCCGAAATGTCCGCCTTTGGGTCATCGATCTCTCGGTCGGACATTTCACCTTGTAACTCATTATCTTTGTTACTACTTCCAGGATCTTCTGGACGGACATTGTCGTTTTTCTGCGCGGACATTTCACCTTGTAACTCATTATCTTTGTTACTACTTCCAGGATCTTCTGGACGGACACCGTACCCTGGCGCAGCAACATTCCAAAACTTCTGCGCGGACATTTCACCTTGTAACTCATTATCTTTGTTACTACTTCCAGGATCTTCTGGACGGACATTGCCCTGTTTTCCATCCTCTGATTTTGTCCTGACTTTTGCTTCTCTCAGAGGGATTCCAACCTCTTTCTCGCCCACCCCTTCTGACGCTCCTTGGCTAACGTTTGTAACGCCGCGCTCATCATTCAAAAGCGCGGACACAAACCGTTCTAACAGTTTGTTTTCACGAGACTTATCCGCATGTCTCGGCAGTGTCTCAATGTGAATACCCAAAAGTATGTCAATTCGACTTGTGTCAATCCTTAGCAACTCTGAAAACGACGTAGTCCCGGTCATTTCCAGGATTTTTCGACAGACTTGTGTGTACCGCTGAATTTCCGGATATTGATCGGTTTTCACCTGCATTGTTAAGTCAGGATTCATGATCAGACAGCGCCGCACGGCGTGGGGTTCTGAGGTCACAATCACGATCTGTTTCTCTTGAAGCATGATCATCCAGCGCCGCACTGATCGTGTGCTGACTTGTGCCGGTCTGTGTCCGCGTTTTAACAGTGTAACGAACTCTTTATTGGCATCGTAACAGGCCCCATAATGGAGTGTTTGATACAGGATTCGTAGACAGATCCGCTTCATCGACACGGTTAATTGTTTATCCTGCTGAATAGTTGCTGGCAGGTCTGAAATTTTGAGTGATGGCATGATTTTTTGCGGTATGTTCGTGAGCTTGTGAAAAAAGTTCTTGACAAAACCTCACGAATCACAGAGACTTCCCATACCGTCCGTTCTGGCACTCTGTGTGCCTCTTCTGAGTAACTTGTCCGGGATACATGCATAACCAATACACCGAGGGTTTCACGAAACCCTCGGTGTGTCTGCGTACATACCCTACCGGTGGCGCAATTTTCCGTCAAGTGAATTTTATAAAATCATCGTCTGTGACCGGTTCGACCGCTTGTGCCGGTGTGGTTGAATACAACTCGATTCGTTTTTGATTTACAGCCACCGGATGGCCGTTGACCTCCACATTAATGCGCGTATGGTGTTTGGTCACGCTCCAGCGCAGAAACGTACCCATCAGACAATAGCGCGGGTGCGCGACCTTTACCAGTGTGCCAGGGTCCAATTTTGGGATCGGCACGGTAATATGATACGGAAGTGGAGGTAATGCCGGAGGGGCGTGTGTAATCAGCAGGGTTTTCCCGCGTTTCACATGCTGCCGCACAGTGCCAGACGTGATTCCGATCACATCTGCCAAGCGGTTGCACGAATACCCGCCACGATGTTCCAACGCACACCACATATCCATATCATCCGGCGTGCGTACGAACACATACTGCGCGTGCATGGCCTCGCGGATAAACGGAAATCGATGCCATTCTCCGGGATACGATGCGGGTAAGTCTTCATCGCGAAGATGGTGCGCGAGCGTGTTCTTGTGAATCTGACAGATGTTCGCGACATGTCTGAGCGAATAACCTTCCGTGAGCAACGCGCAGCAGGCGTGAATGACCGCGTCGATTCCTTTTGTGTGAATCCCGGCTTTCCAGAGTGCCGCGCTGATTTTAGGACATTGTTTGTAATTCATAATCTTTTAGCGCATAGATACGGCGCCCGATCCATTCGACAACGGGGATGGACACGGCATTTCCCATCATGCGGTAACGTTGTGTATCGGAACACATCGCCGCCCAATGATCCGGGAATCCTTGCAAGCGTTCGTGTTCGAGTGGCATGAGTTTTCGGATACCACGTTGCGGCACCACATATAATGCCTCGCTGCCACGTCCACTATCACCCCCGGACGCACGAATCGTATGGATGACATCGGACTTCTTGTATTTTCCGAATCCGTATGACACAAAGGTTTCATCCGGTCTATTGCGTCCATGCGAATGGGTCAGGGTTGCTGGGGTGTAGTCTGCTCGTTCGCAATGATCATCAAGTGACGCTTCAACGCCAAGGGGATTTTCACTCCTCTGCGCTGTGCGCGTCTCAGAATACCGCGACAGGCAGTCGGGCTCAAAAAGTATTTGCGCGGCGCATCCGTCTCCAAGATGTCCGACAATATAGAGGCGCTTGCGTTGTTGGGCGAGTCCGAAGTTCTGAGAGTCAAAGCACCTCCATGCCACGCGATACCCGCATTCAACCAGCCCTGAAATGATGGCGGCAAAGTCAGCCCCTCCATTGGAATACAGTAAATTTTGTACGTTTTCAATAAGTACCCATGCTGAACGCAATTCTTCAAAAATTCGGAGCATCGGGAACCAAAGCTGTGAGGATTTTCCAGCCAATCCCTCGCGGCTTCCTCCACATGAAATGTCTGTGCATGGAAATCCCCCGCAAATAAGGCTAACTGGTGAGAGGTTGTGGTTTCCGCAGTCGATAACATCGTGATATTTTGGCACATCGGGCCAATGCGTTGAGAGCACATCGAGACAAAACCGATCTTTCTCAATCTGCCATTTACACGTCATCCCGGCACGCTCCAGCCCAAGATCGAAACCACCGGCTCCGGCGAACACAGAGCCGAATGTAAACTCAGCATCTTTCATAATAAAAAGCACCTCTGCACACATGTGTCTGCCCGGCAAAAACGACGCATGTGCGCCAAAAAAGAGGCAACGTGTCATGCACGCAGAAGTGTCTCATATTTCAGCCGTTTTTCCTGTTCTTCAGTGACGTAATCTGTGCTGCAGGCACCTTGGCAGCAAGATAAAACGCACGACTATAGATAATCTCTTCCGGCTTTGTGACCGCTGAATGTTTCCGGCACGTTTTACAAAACAGCGTCTCCTGTCGAACGATCACGTCCTGACTGCTACAATGTGGGCATGTATGTACTTTCAAAGTCACACCTCTATTGTCAGAAACATGGCAACCACCTGCGGATCAAATAGGATTTCGCATTGTTCTTGCAGATGGTCCCTGACACGTTCTTCTGACCATGCTTTGCGATACGGACGATCTGAACGCAAGGCGTCCCACACGTCCACGATGGCAAAGATACGGGCTGATTGCGGGATGTTTTCGGCGTGTAATCCACGCGGGTATCCCGAACCGTCCCAATGCTCGTGATGGCAATAGGGGATGTCCAGTGCCGGTCGGAGATAAGCAATCGATGACAGTAACTCATAGGCATATACCGGGTGTTTCCGCATAATCGTCCATTCTTCATCGGTTAATGGTCCGGGTTTATGCAAAATGCTATCGGGAATGCCCATCTTTCCAATATCATGCAAGAGTGCGCCACGATACACATGCGGAAATTCAATTTCCGGAATTCCCATCATACGTGCCAGGGTGAGCGTCATCTGTGTGACCCGCTGACTATGGCCTTGCGTCTCATTATCGCGTAATTCCAGGGCTAATGACCAGCCTTTTAAGGTATCGTCATAGGCTTTTTCCAGATCGGCACGTTCATTGAGCAACTGACGGTAGCGGTTGAGTCGCACGATGGTGCGGATACGCATACGTAATTCCACACGGTCAAACGGTTTCGACACAAACTCATCTGCTCCGGCCTCGATACCTTGTAAGCGAGCATCCCGATTATCCAAAGCTGTCACCATAATTACCGGGACTTCTGCCGAAAAAGGGGAGGCTCGTAACTGTCGGCAGACCTCATATCCGTTCATATCCGGCATCATAATGTCTAGTAATACCACATCTATTTGTATCTCTGCTGCTTTTTTCAACGCTTCCTGACCACTCTTCGCAAACACTAAACGGTAGCCTTCATGAGCTAACAATGCGCCCATCGCGCTGCGGGTGTTGGTGTCATCATCGACTATTAAGATGGTACTTATTTGCTCCATATTGCTTTACTTTTATGTCGTGGTGTATCCTCAAAGCAGGTGGTATGTCGCAGTGTTTGTGGTGTGGTGTATGTGTACCACTCTCCGGTATAGCGTTTTTGCGGATTCGGATACGTATATTGTCTTTTTTGCCGCATGCACCCGGTAGTAAAGATATTCTCAAGATCCAGAATATCCAGGCGACCCCATCCGTTCGCAGTAATTACCAGAAAGAGCCGCATTCGCTGACAGCATGGAAAGAGTCTGATTTTTTTCATTCCGAGCATTGCCCAGTGATCGGCAATTGTGTGTATAGCGCTGGTAATGTCGTCTTTATGAGATGTCCCAAGATATACGTTAAAATGGCGTGTTTCCATAAATTCACCTATATGTGTTGATAATATCCATCACGCGCCGTGGCAGCGTGACATCAAAGAGTCCGTATCGTCCGCTGCATCGTGTGAATGGCAGCGGGACCGGATTTCTAAGTTGCCATTGCAGGAGATTCGGGAGCGCCCAGACGTTTTTCGGATCGTGTCCGACATCGCGCAATGTCACAATCCCGATGATGCCGCCGTACAGAAAAATATCCTGCACGCTTGCGCGTCCGTGAGCGACCACCCATCGTTCAAGCTCCTGCACGCTGATCTGTTTGGTTGACAGGTATTGTTCGAGCCGCGCAAGATCTATTGTACATCGATCTGTTGAAAAATCGACATTCGGCACCTTTCCGGCATGAATCAACAGCGGGCCTCGATAGTCCGTGTTCCAAGGCCGGTTTTCGACGGTTTTACATCGATCTAGCGGGTAAAACAGCAGCCAGGCATACGGTTGATTAACACTGAGTACCTTCATGCTAAATTCTCCCATGATCTGTGCAGTGTCCAGAAGAGTGTCTGTTCATTTAGACTGGCATAGGCCACTGACAAAATGTTTGTGTGAAGTGTCTGTAACGTGCTGATACACGTGCATTCTTTATCAGCACCATAGATATTCCGTGTTTCATGTGCATCATCCGGTGGTACGCAGAGGGCGAAAAACATGTCGAATGTCACAGGGTTTGCGGTACGTTTCATTTCATCAATTGCGTCCTGATCCACGATAGTTTTCAGAAGGTCTTGTTCTATACCGAGATACAGCCCGATGTTATAGAGTCCCAACATGCTATATCGACTTGCCATATTCGGCACGCCAAAATAGTTTGGATGATTGAATTTATCCGTGACAATTACGCCTAAGTTCTGTGCGAGTACCTGTTTAAGCTTGTCATCGCCAACTTCTGTCAACGGATATGGTGCGCGGAGTCCGTACCGTGATGCAGTTCCATAAACTGTACCACTATATTGTGCGGCGATCACATTTGCCGCTGCACTGGCAAATTTATATGGTCCGTCGATCACGACGCTTGGATCGTCATTTCGGCAGATGAAAAATCCGTGTGTTATCATAGTATTCTCCTCTTAAAAATAGTTCACGTGGTGCAGGTTGTCCACATAGATCCCACCGTTCATTTTGCACAGAACATGTGCGAACTGTGCAACTTGTGATCGTTCGACTTCGCACTGGAAGCACAGCCCTGTCGTGCCGATCATTCTATCGCTTTTGACCGCCGTGTCAGAATCGGCCATCAGCAGGATAGCTGTTATAGACTGGGCCGAAGTGTGATCTGGCAGGCAAAGGACCACAGGAATTGTCAGTTCATCCTGAGAAAGCAGATACCGCATAATCTCCTGTTCATCCGTTATAAGATGTGGTTTTCTGGACGTCTGTGTGGTTGGCGATGTAAAGACGATGCTCGTCATAACATCAACGATTCCGAGGATGCGCTGTATGACGATGGTATAGGGATATATTCCATGTGATCTGCACACGGGGCACACCCCGATTTTGAACAGTCGGCTGATCTTCCACTTGTTCGCCTCAGCCAGATCGTAACAGGCCCCGCGTGTTTTCCCGCTAAACTCCCGAAAAAACTTGCTGTCTCCTACGGCATATACGCCTTCAAGTGCTGTTGTCGTATGCTGGACTCTCGTATTGGCGCAAAACAGCTCAAGTAAATAGGTATCCATAAACTCCTTTACGTCGTCTGTTGTTCGACAGTTTTGAGCAATTTCTCTGTCGTCTGTGATGCCCCCTTGCGACGTCCCTTTTTCTTCTTATCGGCGCCGAATTCATTGAGGATGGTTTTTTGTTTGCGTGTCGTCTTTCTTCTACTGAATTGTTTTTTCATAATGTTTCCTTTTGGGTGTGTTCCGGCGCAACCTATCGAGTAAGCACGCCATCAATATAATTGTCGATGAGCTTTCTGTTGTTTCGCACAAACGCCATTTCACTTGTATGTTTCGATGCACAGAACATGTTGTACAGGTACTCATCGTTTAGTACTCACATCCTGCGTTCTTCATCGTTCCTTATTCCTTTTGACATTGTTGTTTTTCTCTTTCCTGAGAGTTACACTGGCCACACCGCGCATCTTGGATCGCTGTGTTCTCCACGAATGCGTCCGTAGTCATGTAAGTATTCTTGGATCCACTCTTCGGCATCATGGGCACATGAAAAGACGATTGGTTCAATATCTCTTTGTGCGTATTCAAGTTTCAAATATGGGGCCTCTTCTTTCAGTGGATCTTCAAGCGTGTGTTGAATCACAACGACACATTGATCATCCATTTCGTCCTGATCCACCGCAAAGTCGTCAATTGTAGACAGTTCCCAATAGCAGCGTTCAAGGCAAGGCTCAGCCTCTCTGTATGACCAGTTTGAAGTGATATAATAAAGTAGCCCATCGTTTTGTAGCCGAAGCTCAGAGGATTCCAGCAGAAAAAACGTCTGGTCCCCGGTTCCGTCACGTTCTACTGCCACAACATCGTTTGCGCTGATTGTTCTTCCTCCAACAGAAGTATTTACAAGCGGTCTACAGAGAGAAACCGTCTTTGCATCCTCGGAGAGTCTACGCTGCTTTTTTTCTCGAATTTGCTGTAATGGTTGCGGAGTTCTCATAAGCTCGATCATATTTGCATCCTCCTTTTTTGGGTTTGCTAGAAAACAAATTTACCCTTATTATTCTTTGCTAACAAGGAGAGTCTAGCAAAGAAAAAAGGCTTTGTCAAGAAAAAAGTACATTTTTTCTTAAAAAGATAAAAATATAGATATAGCGGTAGATAGGGAGAATAAAAGACGAAAATGGACGAGGATGGCGCACGACACTGTCGTGCGCCACAGACAGAAAAGACTACAGCACCGATGTAATGAGTGCGAACATCTTTTTATGGGATCCTTCTGGCAGTTTCTTGCTCAGTGCGTCTAAATGTACGTCGATGCTTTTATGAAGATCCTTTCTTGAAACGATCCCTGTTGTCTCAAGTAAGGTGGCGTATGCATCGAGCAGCATTTGATCGAGCGAAAACATCATCTCTTCGGCTTCACCTTGCTGGAGATGTTCTTTCCATTGCTCTCCAAGTGCGTTCCACACCATTTCCAGGGCAACGTCCTTGAGATACATCAGGTGCATTTCACTGATGTATTTCTGTGGTCGGCTCAGAAATGTCAGTGACATTGAGGTTTGTGGCTCTTGTACCTCATCATCCTTCAAAAACGTGCCGGTTGTTGTGTCGTAAGTTAAGCCTGCTTGTTGTGCAATCAGCACACTGAGGTTGACCGCATCCTGAACGCACTGCTCTAACAACAGGGCCACCTGTTTCTGTGTGTATTCGGCAAGTGCTGACAGAGATCCTGCGAACAGATCGGCATCAATCGCGTTGAATGACGACACTTTTGTGCAGACCGCGCTGTCCAACTGTTTGACTTTCATGATCGGCACTTTTGACAGGACTGCTTTGATCGTCTGAACGACAGTGCCCTCTGAGATTCTGGCGTCCGGATGTATCGTATTGTATGCCGCAAGCCCTTCGATCACCTCAACACGCATGGCCTCTGAGAGAAACGTTTTATCAAAAAAGATCCAAGCGTCATGTGACAACGTGACTTCTTCGGTATCGGTATTCTTCTCCTGTGTGTCGGTGAGAACAGTTGGAACGATCCATTCATCCACGTCACCGCCTGTTTTCCTGATTTTTCCGTCCTGTACTTCAAATCCAGCACTTACATACGCTGCGATTGTTTTTTCAAACAGCGGTTCTAATGCGTGCAGAAGTACGTCTTCAGCAATCCCCTCATGGTTTTCCGACAGATTGATAATCTCACTTGTTGAGATGTGCGTCAAAAGTGCCTTCGGGGTAAAACAGATCGCATCGAGTTCTTTGACCGTAAACGTGTCAAGATTCTCAATAGCGGTTTTTAATGCTGTGACATACTCGTCTGATGCATGTATTTTTTCTTTCAGCGTATCAACTACCGCATTTAACGCCTCTGTGTCCATCAAAGCAGGGAACTCAATTGGCGGTAAGATGGATGCTGCCGGTGTTTTTTTTGCAGCGAGGTATGCCACGACCGCCGCCTTGATCTTTGAAACCGGATCCATTTTGTCATTATCTGTCTCTTCAACAGATGCCTCGAAACCGAGAGCATCGAAAGATGCCAATGCTTCAACAAAAGCGCATTTAATCTCCTCAAGGTTCTCTGTGATTCCACGAGATGATAAGTCAGCAAGAAAGGCAGTCACAATTTGTGGCTCATGGCGTTTCTTTTGACCTAATGATTGAAAAATCAATCGATGGATATTTTCTTTCATGGTGTATCCCCCTGTATAGAAATATGTGTATATTGTGCTATTCTGACAAAAGTATAGGCAGACATGGAAAAAAAGTCAAATTTCTGTGTCTTGCTTTCCACTTCTTGCGGCTACAGATACGTTGACACACATAGAGACATCTTTTAACAATTCCGGGCACTCGCGATTCAACACAATCGTCAAAATAAGTTCACGTATGAACGTTGGGATCCAATGGAGGCGCACTTCAGGCTGCTGCTGTGATTCCCAATGCCTAAAGTGGACCAAAAGAGTCTCAATAAAAACTTCGCAGAGTTCTTCATCATCGAGTATTGTCAGCTCGTATGGGTCTTGTACTTCTACCGGGTTTTCTTCTCGTGTGAGTTCGCGGAGCATTTTTACCGAGGCGATATAATCTTGCGGTCGTAATTCCATGTGCTGTGAGGCCATAATCATTCGGGCCTGGAGCACTTGCATAAGATCATCTACGGTAGCTTTTTCTGAGAGATCCCTGGCAGACGCCATAAATTCCTCAACCGACACGCTTGTTGGTTTTTGCGAATTTTTTGTACGTTCTTCGTGTAATTCATGCTGAATGCGCTCAATGCGATCTCGTAACAGTTCGTTTTGTTTGAACTCATCTCTTCTCAAAACTGCATCTTCCTTAGCTTCCTGTTTTTTCATGACAAGATCATGCGCTTTTTCTTTAAGTGCCAACTCGCGTTCTTTGCGTTCCTCGGCTTGTAACATAAACTTGGCGTGTTGTTTCGTTCTGAACTGGACTTGATTCAGATTCAGCTTATGTTCCGGATCGTGTTCATCTCTCCACAGGACTTCCTGGGTGTTAAGATCCTCGTCTTTTGGTATTCTAACAAATTGCGCCATGGCACTCCTCTTCTTGACTTTTCTTCCAATATCGGTATAACTACACGTATGGTTCAAGAATCCATAAAGAGTAAAAATTTGTCAAGTCGCAATAATCTCATCTTAGCAACACAATACGGTCTGGATGCGATTGATCGGTTTTCGCCGCACAGTCGTCTTGCAATTGGGCATCATTCTACCCACCGCAAAAATAAACGTACCGGCAACTATCGCCGCCTGTCGTTATCAAACAATCCTTTTTTGTATGCTATTTACGATACGACCGCACCACGTGTCGTAATTATGAAGGCCGTTCAAGTGCTTCAAACAGAGACATTCTTGATCAAGAAAGTGCTTGTGCCGTGCTCTGAGGGTCGAAATGTGCTATATATGCTACCATCGTTGAGCATCGCACGTCTTTTTGTTCGAGAACGTGTTGATAAGCTGCTTGGTCGCACTCCTTTTTACCGGCATCTTGTGACAAGCTCAGAGACACAAATCTCGAACACCATCATGAAAACGTTTGGTAGCGGAACTGCTATGTTTGTTGGTGCCAGTCAAGAAACATACGTCGAAGGGTTTCCTATGGACGTGCTAATCTATGATGAGTATGACACGTTAATTCGGCAAAATGGTGAAGACATTGTCGCCCAGGCTGAGGACCGTGAAAAGGGGGCTGATGCTCCCGATGTCACGAAACTTGGGAACCCCTATGCGGCTGATGTGATGATCGATGGGGAGTATCATCTTGGAGATCAGCGGGTATGGATGGTGAAGTGTCATCGCTGCAATCACTGGCAACAACTTAATTGGTTTACGGGATTTGTGAGAAAGGTTGATCGGATAACATACGAAAGCGTTGTTGATCATGCAACCATTCCGGAACATGAGGACATCCCCTATGTATGTGAGCAGTGCTCAGGCACAATGGATCGTTTGACTCCTATGGCTGAGTGGGTTGCTAAGGAGCCGGGACGTGACGTAGAAAGTTACCAAATCTCACGTATGATGGTAAGTCTTCCTGGCCGTACCATCATACGTGAAATGGAGCGTGAGTTTTTTGGACAGGCTGTAAAGAATCCAAAGAAAATGCAGGCGTTTTATCGGTCGAATCTTGGAATTGGATACGAAGCAGGCGACACAGATTCCATTACGACGGATCTTGTGTACTCATGCATTGATTCTTATGCTGCCACAACATCGTCACGAGCCGTGTGTCTGGTTGGTGGCGATATTAAAACACAGTGGTGGCATTTTATGGTTGGACGCCTTGAAAATGATTATTCCATTACTGTGCTGTATCTTGGCAAAGAAGTTGATACGGTGAAGTTTAAAAAAACTGCATTTGGGGCGTTCGCAGTCAGGCTTGCTCTACTTGATGCTCAAGGCATGGGTGGCCGCATTATTAGAGAACAGCTTTCCAATGATGAGCGGCTATATCCTTTGTTGTGGTCTGCGTTTTATAAAAGAGCAGAGCGCGTGTTTCGTTCAAAAAGAGTTCTTCACTGCACGCGAGATTTGTTGTTGGATGATATTTTTAATGCGCTGCGTAACGGAGACGTCCGGTTTCCGGAATCGGCGCGACACAACAAAGAATTTATTGCTCACATGACATCCAACGTTAAGATCCCGGTTGTACAGACCATTGATGGAAGTGTGGAAACAACCTCATATACATGGAAGAAACGATCCGGCAGAAATGACGATTATCTTCACGCGCTTGGCTATCTGCTGCGTGCTCGTGATTTATTGATTGAGATACACGGTATGTTGCCTCCGTCACATGAACATGTTGATGGGGATATTATCACTGATGTGTCATTGGCACAGACTTGATTTTTTAATACAAACTTGGTACAAAAGATAGAGGTGAAGCTATGGATGCGGATGATCTTGTAAAAATCTCAGAACTTAACGACCTGCAAATTGGATTCCGTAGGGTCTATTTGTTGTCATTTGAAGATATTGCGGTTGAGGCACACTATGTTGTGCTGCCAGATGTGACCGGCGCGCTTGTTGTTGAACCGTTTCTAGTAGCTGGATGTACGCTAGACGCATTGGTAACAATTCTTCCTGACAGCGCACTTACTGACTATGGTGATTGGATTACCGGAAGCGATCTGATTTTTGGTGATGATGCGCTGGATGATGATGATGAACTACAGTCTATTACAGCGCCATACCACAACATAACAATCTGTGAGGATGTTGCCGGATTGCGCATTGCTTTAAAAATTACCGCGACGGACGCCACAAACAGTGGTGTGATCGGAATTAAAATCGACGAGGTAACGCCATGATAAATGTAACACCAAGACGAAGTACTGGGAGTTCATCACTCTCGGCAGAAGATACAGGTCTTGAGACAAACCAGCTAAATGAAGCCTTTCTATTATCAGCCAGCCCGGTCCCGTTGATCGCTGCGGCCCAGGATATTACAGCATCCTGGGTACAATTAGGGTCAGACATCCTCACGATTGATAGGATGTCGTTTAAGGGTTGGATTGTGGTTGATATTAACGACGCTGAAAATGTCAGGATCCGTGTATCGGCATTAAGTGAGGTTGGTGGGCTTGAGGGGTATTTTGATCCGAATAAGATTAGGCTTCGTCTTTCGACACTCGATGCGACAGCCGAGTCCTATTTTGAACTTGATGTTGATGCGGACGACACCTATATTCTTGAGGTTGATCTTGACGGATCTACTCCGGCAATCGCTTTATACGTACAGGCTGGAACTGCTGGCGCGACTGCCGGTCAGATTGATGAATTTGAGTACGTTTTAAGATAAGAGAGGAAAACAACATGGGACTTTTTACAAAGCCAATAATTTCGACACCGATTGTCGTCACAAAAGCTAACTTAATGGACAATTTTGCAAAGCTGATCGAGCAGTGGGGAAATATCCTCATTGTGTTCATAATGTATGGATATAAGCCAGTATACTCGCGTCTTGTTAAACGTGTCGCACTTGCACTCGAAGCCAAAGGACTCAGTCTTGTTCTTGAGACGCCAACTATTCCGCAATCAACATGGAGAACCACGCTTTACCAATACCTGATGAACGATATTCCAATGACAGCGGCACAGCGAGCCATGTATGCTGACATGGAAGCAGCCGATTTATTACCGATAGCGGCTGAAATCATCAAAGCGAATCCGACGTATAGAGCAGACAGGACGTTTAATGAATTCAAAGCTGAAGTTGTCGCTGCAAGTGAGGGATAACAATGAAACGTGCGATCATTACGATTGTTATAGGCATCGCCCTGATTGTCGGTATAGCTGCTGATCATGTCTACCTTTCGCGGCAAATAGAAGACATCCGGACTGCACCCGTTATTATAGATATTGAAGGTGATGTAACGGCGCGTCGTTCTGTTTTAGCCGATACATCTGGAAACATCATCAGGGAATTTGATACACAGAACTTTGATGTAGCCGGTGGCACAGCGGAAGTGTCCGTAGACACGCTTGAGGAAACGCTTACAGTCGAGTATTCAAATCCAGCAAGAAATATCCAGTTTAGGAACTATTCAGGCGTGGTTCAGTACAAAAATGCCGGAGAAACATGGCTGAATATTGGGGGGGCGTCCGGGTCATCCGGGGGTGAGTCAAGCGGAATTGGATCATCCGGAGTGTATGTGTACTATACCTGGACTATTTCAGGGCCGCTGGCGGCGACCGGAGAATTTGACTTACCTCGATTTCCTGGCGTTAAGTCTCAGCTTGTTGCGCTCAGTGCGTATCTTGATGATACCGGCGATTCCGGGAATGATCTGGTCATTGACATTCTTAATGACGGATCCAGCATGATCGGAACGGCGACGAAACCGTCTGTGAGTGCTGGCAGTTCAACAGAATCATCACTTGTACTGTCGTTTGATGATCCGTTAATCACAGCGAGTGACTTGCTAACGGCTGAGATAGAAACCTATCCGACAGGCTCAGAAAATCTTGTTGTTGAGGCATTGATCAGGGTTTATCAAACTCAAGCGTTGACAGCCTACACATGGACGGTATCCGGGAACTTGACAACCGGAACGGTTCTTGACTTATTTCGTTTTCCAGGACTTACCTCTACCATTCAATATGCAACTGCCGTCCTGGAGGATACCGGAACGGGCGGATCGAATCTTGTGGTTGACATCAATAATGAAAGCGGCACGAGTTTTGTAGGTGCTGGTGGGACAAAGCTTTCGATCACTGCAAATTCAGGATCCAGACAAAGCGACAGCACGTCTGATTTTGACACCACCGCAATTTCGTCAACAAATCTTGTGTCGATGGAAATTGAGTCTGTCCCTACGGGTGCTGAGGACTTAAGTGTCACCTTATTAGTCGAACATGAGGAGCAGCGCACGTATTCAAAAGCAGTCTGGAAGGTTTCCGGAAGCGTAACGACCGGAACGCTCGACCTGCCTCGTAAAACGTATATTCCTGGAAACATTGTCAACGTATCTGCCGTCCTGGAGGATACCGGAACGGGCGGATCAAATCTCGTGGTTGATCTTTTACGTGACGGAACAAGCTTATACGCGGCTGGCGGAACAAAACCCACAATTACGGCGAACAGTGGGACAAACCAGACGGACACGAGCACGGATCTTGTTGATACGATTGTGCTTGAGCCCAGTGTTCTGCAGATGGAGGTTGAGTCCGCCCCGACTGCATCAGCCGATCTTGTCGTTGAGATCCTGTTTGAAACGACGCCCGTCTGGGATCTCTCGGTGTCCAATGGCACAACAACATCATCAAACACAGTTGCGATTGTCTTTGATGATGATGAGGTGTCGATTACAGAAAGTGACGGAACTGCCACGCTGGATATTTTTGTCGTAGAATTGTCTAAATATACAGCAGATCCGTGTGGCACATTGACAGAGGGTACGATTTTTTATAATGACACAGACGATCACCTATGTTTGTGTGACGGCGCTGGTGTTGACAGCACCGTTGATGGCACTGATGATTGTTTTGGTGGTGGACCATAAGAGAGGGGATTATGAAAAAATTAGGGCATATAGCAATATGTTTGGTGTGTATAATTATTCTATCCGGATGTTATGAAGGGTGGCCGCTTCTTCGTTCACTTCCTGAAGGGGATCAGCCAAGATCGCGAGTTACCAATGTTCTTGTCTCTGATGGCAGCACATCGGCTGTCATGCGGGATCTTCTCATTCCCGGAACTGTCTCTGATGCAGCCGGTGTTCAGACAATTCAACTAGACGAGCTTGAGTCATCTGACGATCAAAACCTGATTTCGGTCGTTGGTGGTGTGTGGACGTTTACAAACGATGGCGGATCTACTTCGTATGAAGTTGGAAGTGGTGCTGCCAATGAATATGTTGAAACGAATAGCACAAAGTCGGTTACGGTCGATGAGATCAAGGCCGGGATTATTATTGAAGTGTATGGATCAACGACGATTACATTGCCTGCACTTTCCGGGTTTTCAGCAGGTGAAACCGGAAGAATCACAGTTTGGGCTCGTAATAGTGCTGAAGTCACAATAGAGGCCAGTGGAAGCGACAATATCACATTGGGGAGTGACACGGACACTGATGATATTGAGAGTAGTGGCACAGACTATCAATATTGTGAGTTGGTTCCAGCCGGTTCAACGACAGGCTGGATGGTGATTAACAATAGTGGCTTTGCAAAAGCAGAACCTCCGGTGTAAATCATGAAAAAAGAATGGTGATCTCGTAATGTTCGAGATCATTTAAGATTTCAGTCCCTTTAAGCACCTCATGCCCATATTCCAGGGCGGTTTTCTTGGTCGAAAATGCCCTGGATGCATCAATCTTCCCAATTCCATCGTGCCACTCGTCCACACAATAGTATTTTGTCTTAAAGATTTTTGGCGCGTTACAGTTGGTATAAATCTGAGCGTAGCGTTCGCCGGCGAGACGCACGAGGAAGCACAAACGATGTGAAATAGGCAGGGCCGCAATAGCAACAAAACGACCTTCAAAATAGCCCTCTTCTCGTTCTGCATCACCGATGTAATCAGAGGGGATGACCCGATCATACGCAACGGCAAGACAGCTTCGCAGCATTGCTATTGGTGGGGTATCATTGATTGAAATACGTGTTTTGTGCATTGTTTTGTGCTATGCGCAGAATCTCCCGTTTGACTTGCCCATAAAAACGTCGAGGCTTTTTTCGTCTATACGTCAAGTGCTCTATGTTTTGACATATCAATATCCTTTCTTAATGCTTTGGCGATCTTAACGGCAGCACTTTCGGATCAGCTTCCCCTAAATCCAAACCTGCCACTTTCGTATTCCGTAGCACAGGCAGGCAATCATTCAACAAAACTTTCCAGAAACCATCACCCCCAGACCAACGCTCTTGTCCAAATATATCAACGGGGCTGAGCCTGCTGATAAATTCAATAAATTGATATTCAGGATTCCCACTTTCAGCAATGTGCTTCCATGCTAATTCAAGCAATGCTATTGCCACATCCCTTGGCTGACAACACTCTAATGGAACCGCTGAACGTTTTGCAAAAACCTTCTTGAGATCCTCAATCAGGTCAGTTTTCTGATAGTGGCCTTTTGCATACAAGTAAAAATGTGTATTCCAATTCATGCTATTTCACCTCTCAAGCGATGCGCGTCACAGCAGTCATTTGCTAACTTTTGCTAGTCTGGCGCTGTAGACGCAACGCCTGCTGACCTGAAACTTCCTTAAAAAACCCACCATGATAGTGATTTTTTCGCCGTTGTTCGCCCCAATATTTACAAAGCGCCTTCGTCTCTGAATAGTCAAAACCTTCTTTCATCCCACCAATGCAGGCAAAAGCAAAAAACTGACTTTTCTTCAACATTTCATCATCAGAAAAATATTTCATATTTTAAAAGGCGGCTCAACAGAGGATCTAATTTTTAAATGCTTCCGCAAGTTCACCGCTCAGCCCTGTGTCGTTTCCAATGTTTTGTTAGCAGTACGGCCAACAACCTCTCTTAATTTTTCTATCACTAATGCCACTGCATAATTATTCACCCATTTCATGTTCCCTTGAGTGATGAAATGTAATACGGTGATTTTGTTTCTATTCAAATCATACAGCATACCTTCTGCTGGTTGCCTGATAAACTCATCAAGGTTCACTTTTACAAGTTCATCAGGTGTAGCGAAAAAACAAATATTTCCTTTTTGTGCCTCCTGTTTCAATAATGCACACATCTCTTTCCCGTCCATAATTATTATCCCTCTCAAGCACTACTAACGTTCCGCTTCAGCAGTTTGAACCCACGCGCCACCGAAGCTTGTAATTTAGCAGCCAGATTTGA